GCAGCTACAAGTGAAGCCAACGCAGCCAACTCTGAGTCCAATGCGGCTACCTCTGCTACCCTAGCTCAAGATTGGGCTATTAAGACTAGCGGCACAGTCGATGGCACAAATTACTCAGCTAAATATTGGGCCACTCAAGCAGACGTAGGAACCGTTGCAACCAACATAGCAAATATTAATACAACGGCGGCAGCAATTGCTAACGTCAATCTCACTGGGGGATCAATTGCAGCGGTCAACACAGTAGCCACTAATATAACAAATGTTCAAGATTTCTTCGATACTTACTTTGTTGGAGCCAACCAACCTTCAGGCTCAAATGTTACCGAAGGGGATCTCTGGTTCGACACAACGGCACAAATCCTAAAAGTCAGATCAACAAGTGGATTTCAGAGTGCAGGTTCTTCAGTAAACGGTACGGCTGAACGCAAGGAGTATACTGTTGGAACTAGCTCAGGCAGCTACACTAGTGGCTCACTGACTACGTTCCCTGCAACATATGACCCAACTTTTTGTGATGTCTACCTAAACGGAATAAAATTAGCACCTTCAGATTTCACCGCAACAGATGGAGCCAATGTGGTCTTGGCCTCTGCAGCGGCTACAGGGGATTCAATTTCGATTGTATCATTTGGAACCTTTTCACTGGCAGACCACTACAACAAAACTCAAGTCGATGCTTTCATCGATGACGTAGAAACTCTAGCATTGGCAGGAATTTAAAAAATGGCAATTAATACAACTACAGTTGAATCAAATTTAACTACTAAACTAAACGCTACAACTGGCACAACGGATGCCAAAGAGTTCTTGCTTTTAGGCAAGGCGGTTGAAGCATTAACCCCAACAGTAACAGTCTCCAGTGTGCAGACTGAGGGTACTACTCAAGTAGGATTAGTAACAGCCGAAGGCACTACTCAGGTAGGATTAGTAACTACAGAAGGTAATACCCAAGTTGCGGCAGTACAAGCGGCAGGGTCTGGGTATGCTCAGTTATCTGGTGCTACATTTACTGGTGACGTAGACTTTGGTTCTAACAAAATAACCTACGCAAACGTCTACTCACAACTGGCAGACCTTCCATCAGCGTCCACCTATCATGGCATGTTTGCTCATGTTCATGCGACAGGCAAAGGCTACTACGCACATGGCGGCAACTGGATACCTTTAGTCAATGAGGACACTTCTGGAAACGTCACCATTGGTGGAAACCTTACAGTCTCAGGTACTACAACTACGGTAAACAGTACAACTCTAGACGTTGCTGATCTTAACATCACAGTAGCTAACGGAGCCGCTGACGCAGCCGCTGCAAATGGCGCAGGGCTAACGGTAGACGGAGCTTCAGCCACATTTAACTATGCCAATACTGGCGATAAGTGGACTATGAATAAACCGTTAGATGTTACTGGTGCAGTTACGGCTACTGGGGCAGATATTAACGGCCCACTTAACATAGAAGAAGTTAAAGAAAAAGTCATCGTAGATACCAGTACTACAGGCAGTATTTTTGGTAATCTTAGTTTAGGGGCAGTTCGTTATTATACGGCTAACCAAACCGCTAACAGAACTATTTCTTTTAGAGGTGACCAAGGAAGTGGGATTTCTCTAGATAGTATTATGGCTGTTGGAGATAGCATGACTTCTGCATTTTTATTTACGCAAGGTTCTACGGCATATTATATAAGTTCTGTTTATATAGATGGTAGCGCCCCTGCCGTATTAAAATGGGTTGGTGGCGCACCTACTGGTGGTAATGCAAACTCTATAGATGCCTACACTTTTACAGTAATTAAAACTGCCGCTTCGACATTTACAGTTATAGCAAACCTAACAGCTTATACATAATAGAGGGAAATCAGAATGATATTTCCAAAGAAACCTGAAATATTATACGCTCCAATGTTGGCTACCTTTGGTGGTGGGTCTGCAAATGGGTTTAGGGCTAGTGGTGGGATAACTTATGATCCAACCCCTGCTTATACAAGCCAAGGAGCAGCCAATTATTTTTCGAACTATGGTGATCCTTGGGTAACCACTTCGAATAATATTGGTCTGACTTCTAGTCAGTCATCCGCAAATGATGCTCATAACTATTACACACAAGATGCCTATGGTGGTAATTGGTACATTGGAGCAAACTGGACGTACCAAGGTTCTACTGCTTGGAGTAATTTAGGTGTAAATAGGTTTGGTGACAGAAATAAAACTACATTAGACCCTTCTAACAAAGGCCACAATCTCCTTGCCCATACTGCGTTATATGGCGATGATATTTACTGCCGTTGGGTTCGAGTGGGATCAGCCTCTGGAGTAAATTCTGCAACAAGTGGAACAGCGGCAGGTATCTTTGACAGCACAGTAATGAACGAAAAAGGTTCTATATTTTATGATGGAGATAGCTTTTCCAACACAGCAGGGGCAGGTTATCAGTCTTGGTATTCAGATAATAAATCTGGGCAACAATTTCCAGACGTAATTGATGCAATTTATAATAATTACACCACTTCTAACAACTCTACTATGTCTAACTTACAAAGTATGTCAGGCCAAGGCGATGAAAATGGGGGTGCAGTATTTTGGACTCCCTACGGAGGAGCTAGTGAAGTCTTAATCGATTTTGCTAATGACCACAGTAATACTCGATGTTCATTTACAGTATGGAATAATGCTACTGGTAGCATAGTACATACCTACAACTTTGGTAAGTTTGGTGGCGGAGTTGATAGGGGGTCTGGTGCTATTAATGATTCTTCATCCTATACCTATGTCGCCACCCACAACCCAGATTATGTTTACATAATTGTTGATCATGGTGGGACAGTTTGCGGCACCCACTACTTTTTATATCGTTAGGAAAACACTCATGTCTAAAGCAAGACTACTGGCTGATCTTATGAGAGACAGCAAAATCTCCCTCGCAGAGGTTCAAGGTTCAGCCTCTGCTTCGGACTTCAACGTAAACGAACCAAACTACAACACTTCCGATATTAGCCTCAATTTGAAGGTCGAGGCTCTTGAAGATGAAAATTTACTCAATTTAGGGGTCTAGAAAATGCCAACAACAAATACAAATTTTACTTCGCTCATAACAGCGATTGATACCAAGGCGCAGTCATTAGCTGCATCTACAACTGATCCTAAAGACCTTGTGTTTTTAGGCAAAGCGGTTGAGGCACTTAACGTATCTGATACAGTTTCTTCTGTTATTGCAGAGGGTGATACTCAGGTAGCTGCAGTAAATGCTGCAGGGGCTACACAAGTTGCTGCAGTTGCGGCACAAGGTTCTGGTTACGCATCATTAGCCAATCCTACTTTCACAGGTACGATGAATGCTGATAACTTAACTATGTCTGGGAATCTAACGGTCAACGGAACTACCACAACTATTAATACGGCTACCTTAGATGTAGAAGATAAAAACATTACCGTAGCCAAAGGCGCAGCCGATAGCGCAGCGGCTAATGGTGGTGGTCTGACAGTGGATGGTGCAGGAGCTACCTTCAGCTACGCCAGTACTGGTGACAAGTGGACTACAAATAAAGGTCTAGATGTAGGTGGTACGCTACAGATCGATGAAGTTATTGAAACGGCTGCTATTAGTGCAACCACTTCTGGCACTCTAACAATGGATATGGTTCAACAAGCAGTTTTGTTTTGTAACGTAAACCAGACTGCTAATAGAGCAATGAACTTTCAAGGTGATAGTTCAGTTAATGTAGATGATATGTTGGCTGTAGGGCAAAGTATGAGTGCAGCCGTATTGATGGCGCAAGGCTCATCCGCATACTACTTAAACTCCTACTCAATAGACGGCAATTCAGTCACTCCAAAGTGGCAGGGCGGTAGCGCACCAACGGCAGGGAATGCTTCTGGAATAGATGTTTATACCTTCACCATAATCAAAACAGCTTCAGCAACATTCACAGTTTTGGCAACAGTAGCGGCATTCGCTTAATAGGAGATACTCACAATGATTTTTCCTAAAAAACCACAACTCTTATATGCACCCATGTTGGGTACTCTTGGCGGTGGCTCTATGCGGAGCTTTGGTCGAGGTACTGGTAGTAAGCCTTTAAAATTTACAGAAGGTGAACTGGATTTGGCTAGATTTGCCGCTGAAATCACTCCTAGTACAACTTCTCTTTTTAACACTAACTTTACGTCTGGCGGTATGTTTGTAGATCAGGCAGGAAATCATATATTCTTATTCGATGGGAGTACTGTAAGAAGATATAATTTCGGTCAACAACATGTTTTAAGCACCCTTGGTACATCACCTTCGACATCATGGAGTAGCTCTCAAGCAAATAGAGCAATGGAAATGGATGCCTCTGGTACAAAGTCTTTTCACTTTAATGAGACTAGTCAAGATTTATATACATATTCACATAGCGGCTATAATGGAAATAGTTGGAATGGAGCAGGGTCTACATACTTTAACGCTACATCTAATGAGGCATATCCCCATACTATTAGATTTGATTCAACTGGAACAAAATTTATTGTACACTGGTACTCTGGAACTAACAATTTACACTATTATACAACTACTTCTTCTTACGACATTGGTGCGGCTAACCGCCAAAGTGTCGGTGGTGGCGTTAATGCAGGTACTAGAGACATAGCCGTTTCAGATGATGGGACTGTTATAATGTGGATGCAACCAGGGGTCCCTACTTTATACGCTGCTTATATGTCAACTCCTTGGGATGTTAGCACTATGTATGGTACTCAAACAGTAAGTTACTTTATCACTGGATTTAATGTACATGGCTTAATAATTAGAGGTGACCATTTGTATATCGCAGGTGAAAATAAGGTACATCAATATACGGTTGGTTAGTAGCTATAAACCCTTGTAACCTCTGCTTTAAAGTGGTATAATTTACGACATATAATCTAGGAAAATTTACGATAGATGACAGCAGAAACCGCTGAGTTTAGATCTGGTATTATTAGTCCACAAGAAGTTTTAAAACTTTGGCCTACGTTAGAGCCTCAAATACAAAAGTCCTTAGATCATGGTGAAGGTGAGTACTCAACTTTTGATATATTTAGAAAAGCCCTTGATAACCTTATGCAGATATGGGTGACTGTTGGTGCAGATAATGAATTAAACTGTGTGACTGTAACTCAAGTATCAGTGTATCCAGAGTATAAATCTCTACAGATACTTTGCTTAACAGTAATAAATCAGACAGTAAACGATATGAAAGATCAGTTTCACTGTCTTGAAGATTTTGCCAAACAAAATGGTTGTAGTTCGCTAAGAGTTTGGGGAAGAAAAGGATGGGAGCGTAAGTTACGTTCCTTAAAGAGCAAACAAGGTAACGAATTTAAAACCCGTTACTACGTCTATTCTCAGGAGATTTAAAATGAGTTTATATAACCCAATGATGAAGTGGATGAACCCCCGTGACAGTGGGTTGATATGTTTTAAAGGTGATGGAGCTTCGGCTGCAGAAGTTGAAACCATTGTAGATGATAAGCTAGGTACACCCTCAGAGGGATTGGTTACATCTAATACTGAAAGTACAATGAATTTACCCACCACAGTGGTTGATCCTGTTACAGGTGAAGTTACCACAGGTACGAATCCAGTTACGTTTGGAGGTAATGAAAATGTTGCAGTAACCGAAACTGTTAAGGGGGATACTGAAGCTCTTCTAGGTGGGCAGGATAAAATAGGCTCTCAAATTGACGCAGGATTTTCAAACTTTCAGCCTGTTAATGTTACTAACACCACCATTGATACTTCAAACTTGGCGAAATCGGCTGCAATGGACGCAGGGTTTGCTAGATCTATTTCTAACCAAGATAAGATCTTAGCCGATACTGGTCAAATAGGCGGCATAGCCACTGATGTAGGAAACATTCAAACAGGAGTAGGAGACATTAAAACTACTCTTGGAGGCCCTGATAGGGGTCTGGTAGGAGATGTTGCAACTATAGGAACTAATGTTGGGCAGCTTGGTACTGATGTAGGATTACTTAGTGATGATATTGGTGTTACTGCAGATAGCGGAAGTATAACAAGTCAATTAGCAGGTCTTGGAACTGATGTTACAAACATAGGTAGAAACGAATTAGATACTACAGGCGTTTCTGATAGATTTACAGATGTAGATACTGCAGTTAGTAATGCTGATGTAGCAGCAAGAGAAGCTTTTGAACGTCTTATGGGGGCAGACCCAAGTCAAGTACAAGGATTTTTAGGGGAATTGCAAAGACAAGTTCTACTAGGTCAGACTAATGCACAGACTGCTATTGATACAATTAAAAGAGTACAGGCAGAAAACCAAGTAACTAACAGTGGGTTGTTAAATAATATTTCTACTTCAGTAGGAGGAAGCCTAGCTGCAGACTTCGGTGACTTCACAGGGCAGTATGCTACAGACACAAACTTAGCTACTAATGCTAGGTCAGAACTTCAAAAACAGATTACTGGCGGTGTAGATACTCTTCAAAGAGGACAAGGGCAGCAAATGTCTCAGTCTGCGGCCCAAGCAGAGGCTGCAGCTAATCAGGCGCAGTCTGTAGAACAAAAAAATTCTTTAGCCTACGGTCAGATTATGCGTGACCTCAGTGATGTAAATAAACAGGTTGGGGCAGATCAGGCAACAGATGTATTGGCTAGATTAGGCACAATACGACAAATACTACAATCTCAAGGTAACAATATAGAAGAAAATACTCGTAGAGAATATCAAGATTTAGCCAATGCGTTTGATCAGACAGGAAAGTTAATTACTCAGTCTGTAGAGCAAAATGGTAATGTTACCCGAAGAGGTATGGATGATCAAAACAATCTCCTTATTGCCTCTTTTGATAGTAGTGGTAAACTTCTATCACAAACTACTAGAGATATAGGGCAACTACTATCTCAGATGGATCGACTTGGCTACCAACGTCAAGGAGGGCAATTTGGTGACCTTTCCGCAAATGGATTAGGATTGATGGACGGAAGACAAAATCAAAGTCCTATAATTCGACAAAACTGAATGGAAAGTAATTATGCACCCAGATAAAATTTCTCAAACAGGCACTAACTTAGTAAAGAAGTTTGAAGGCCTACATAAAGTACATAAGGATGGTCTAGTACACAGTTATAGATGTCCTGCAGGAAAGTACACGATAGGATTTGGCGCGACCAAGGGAGTTCGCTCTGGTCATACTATGACAAAGGAAGAAGCAGAGACACGCCTTATACATGATCTTAACGAACATGGTAAAATAGTTAAGAAGTATGTCCACGTTCCTCTAACTCAAAACCAGTATGACAGTCTTACCTCGTTCGTATTCAACTTAGGCGGTGGGGCCTTCCGTAGCTCAACTTTGCTGAAGAAATTGAACAAAGGTTTGTACGACGAAGTACCAGAACAGCTTATGCGTTGGAACAAGGCACGAATAGATGGAAAACTTACTCCACTACGAGGGCTAACTAGACGTAGGGCTGCAGAGTCTGCCTTATTTGCAATGGATGCCAAGATGCCTTCAGATGAAGGTGGTCCTGAGATGCCACAAAAACCTACTGCAGAAGCCCCTAAGTCACTGTTAAAAAGTAAAACAATGGCAGGAGCAGGAATTGCAGGGGCTGCTACAGGGCTAAACGAAGTGGCAGGTCAACTTCAGGGGCTAGTAGCTTACGCAGACAGCCTAAAGACTATATTCTTATTATGTGCAATTGGTGGTATAGCTCTAGCGGCATATGCACGATGGAAAGATAACAAAGAAGGCGTACACTAGTGTTTATTTTCAGTAAGATAAAAACTTACATTATTGGAGCTTTAGCAATGGCTATTCCTATCATTTATTTGATGGGGAAAGTCGTTGGAGCCAACAAAGAAAAGAACAAAGTACTTAAAGACGATCTTCAGGCTTCAAAGAAAAAGACAAATTTTTATAAGAAAATGGCAGAGCATGAAAAAGATAGTATTACTGATCGCCCTAGTCTCATTAAGCGGCTGCGCGGAAACGGTTTATAGAACAGACTTAGAGATTTATTGTCCACCTATAGAGAATTACTCTGAAGATTTTAGTGAGACATTAGCTGTAGAGCTAGATGTTTTAGATGAAGCATACGAGGCAATTCCTGAAGTGGTGACAGATTACATACTACTGCGTGATCGTATTCGCCAGTGTAATGCTGAGAAGGAAGAACTATAATGGGATTATGGTCAAGCACATTTGGTGGAGGAAATTCTCTACAACAGTCGATAGCTAATGTTACTACAACTGATGATGATACAGAATATCAGGGGGGTACTCTAGTAAGTACCACAACAGGACAAGCTGTAGATGATAGTGATGCTGTTGTTGGAAACGATGGAGTAATCGATGGAAATGCTGAACCCCCAGAAATTACAACGGGGGGAGGTTCTGGATCTGGGGCCGTCACAGAAGAGACAGGTATAGATGTATCCGAAGTACCAGAAGTCGATATTGTAGAGCAAGTCTTAGAGTGGGCCGAAAAGACAGGAAGTCTTAAAGCACAGGAAGATAGAGATGCTATATTAGCAGACCCTAAGAAGTGGATGGAAAGCAAAGGGTTCACTTTAGAAGATGCTGTTCCTACACTTGATGCAGATGCTGAAGGTACAGCAATTGATATGGGTGAGGCTAGAAGTGATGATCCAGTAGACCTTGATGTATCTACAGTAGATAAAACCGCATTAGCAGATCAAATAGATAAAGTTGAAGTTACAGACTATTCTGTAAAATCTAATACTAGCTCCCTTACTGATGATATGATGGTAGATGCTGCTACAAAAACCATGAGTAAGGAAGGATTAGTAAATCCAAATGAAATACAGATAGATATAGAAGCGGTTGCTGCAGGAGAGAATGCAGTAGGTAGAGCCGTTAATGATTGGGCTTCAATAGATTTCACTAACATTATTGACACTACTACTCCTTCAGGTAGAGAATTAGCCCGACAGCTAGGAGAAGGTAACTATTTAGATAAGAGAGCTACTACTGCAGGGCAGATAGAAATAATCTCTAGACAATTTATAAATGATAAAGGTCAATATGTAACTCCTGTGTGGGCTAGGCCTATGGTTAAAAGTGCTGCAGGAGCCTTAAACATCACTGGTGCTGCAGCCGAAGCTGCCATAGCACAGGCCATGATGCAGTCGGTTATTCAGGTTGCGGATAAAGATGCAAAATTCTTTCAAACATTAACTACTACTAATTTAGACAACAAACAGAAATCTATCATTAACAAAGCTACTATATTAGCAAATATGGAGACTTCTAATCTTAATGCTAGACAGACAGCCTTAGTTACAAACGCTCAGAACTTCTTGAAGCTAGATATAGCTAATTTAACAAATACTCAACAGGCAGAGATTGTAAATAAACAGGCTAGGATAGAAGCTCTGTTTACTGACACTGCAGCTATGAATGCACAACGGATATTTGGTGCAGAGAATGCAAACGATTTTGCCAAGTTCTTTGGTAACCTAAATGCCCAAATAGACTTACAGAACAACTCAGAGATAAATGCGCTCAAGAAGTTCAATTCTGGAGAAATAAACGATGCTGCCCAATTTGTTTTGGATATAAGAAATAGCAGAGATCAATTTTTAGACCAACTTCAATATAACTACTCCCAGTTTAATGCTAAATGGAGACAGGATGTTACCCTAGAGCAATTTAAGACTGATTGGGATGCTACAACTACAGATGTTAAAAACGGCCTAGATCTAACTAGTGAGCAAATGACAGGGACATGGGACCATGTAGATTCCTTGTTAGATTATGTATTTAAGTATTCTCAAAACGAAAATGAGGCTATTAAAGATTTAACCATTGCTCAAATACAGGCTCAAGCAGGTAGGAAAAAAGGTGGTGGTTTTCTAGGAGGTCTTTTCTCTCTAGCAGGTTCTTTCTTGAGTACAGAAGCAGGAGTTAAATTTATTACAGGAATGAGTGATGCACGTTTTAAAAATAATATCCAGAAGTATAATACCATAAATGGTGTAGGTTTATACAAATGGGATTGGTCAGAAGAGGCCAAAAAGTATGGGGCAGACAAATTACCTTCGTATGGAGTTGTGGCTCAAGAACTTTATAAAACTCACCCTGAAGCTGTATTTGAAAAGAATGGATACCTTCACGTTAACTATGAGGTAGTTAGAGATGCAATTCGATGAAGCAGTATTACTCTCCATAAAGAAATTTAAAGAGGGGAAAATGTTAAATAAAACCTCAGAGATAAAGGATGGCGAAGTCTATTACACGCCTGAATATTTTGATGGGTTGCAACAGGCCCTAAATAGTGATGCAGAAGTAGAAGAGAAAGAGTTGGATCAAGATGGTAATACCACAGAAGTTTGAAGCTCCAATTCCGGGCGAAAACCTAACATCAGATAACCGAAACTACCCTTGGCATAGGCCCCCAGATATTACGGACTATGACGAAGCAGTAGAAAATATGATCAGCAAGATCTCTGAGCCAGAAGACTTAGAGACTATCTATGCGTTGATGGATGTAGGTGCTGATGTAGTTACTATTACTACAGTTTTATTACTTACATCAATTAAACAAGGTAAAATGGGGGTAGACTTAGCTATTCAGGTAGCAGGTCCTGTATCCAGATACCTAGAGATAAAAGCTGAAAATGCCAGTGTAGAATATGAGATGGGGCTAGAAGATAAAGATCGACAGCCTCTGACTGCTACGGAGTTACAGAAACTTCTTCTAATTGCTGAAGAAGAGGGAATTGCTGATATAATACCTGCCCCCCCAGAAGATCCAGTAGAGGAAGAGATGGCAGAAGGTGAAGGCCTTATGTCTATCCCAGAAGAAGCAAGTCCTGAAGAACAAGCAAGTATGCTAGGGGATATGCCTGAAGAAGAACCTATTGAGGAAGAGATTGTATAATGTCTGCACGTTTTAATTTTGCTATAGCCGAAGCTCAAGAAAAAATCCAAGATGAAGCATTTATGGATAAGATGGGAATTGGAGAGTACATGACCGTCCTAGCCTCTGGACTTAAAGAGGGGCTTCAAGAAAAAGAACGTAATGATTTTGAACGCGAAAAGCTAAAGAAGGCAGAGGATGCGGCACTTCGTAAAAAACAAGAGGCGGCTGATAAACTAGCTAAAGAAATAGACAGTACAGTTAACTTAGTTTTAGAGACAAACGGCCTAAATACATCTCTTGCTCCAAAGCTTACGCAAATTCTTAAAAATAATGGTTCAGCAAATGCTAGTCTTGCTCAGGGGTATATAGATAGCATTGATAACATTAATGAGTTTACATTAAATGCTCCTACGAGTGTTGATGATCAGATGAACATGATTATTCCAGCCCCTGTGTTTAAAAATCCTAACCTTAAAAACATTTCAGGAATGGATTTAGGACAGGTTATATCTGAACTTAGTAAGATAACTAAGCAAAGTAATCCAGAAAAGTATGCTGCCCTTGTAGATAGACAGGCAACCCTACAGTCAGGTCAAGGTACTTATAGCGATGATACCTTTTTAAATAAACTTACTAGAGAAAATATTGGTGATGCAGAAATTATGCTTGATGGTTTGCTTAAAACTAAACAAATAGATCAAGATATGGTGCAATATAACAGGATACTTTCAAGGGTTAACCAACTAAGAAGACAAGATGATTATAGAGATTTAAGTAAAGGTGATCCATTTAAAAATAAAGATGGTTTCTTTAAAGATAAAAAAGAAATTGAGCTAATGGTTAACGATCAGGCAAATATGGCAAAGTTAACTCAGACTCAGAAGAATAGAGGGAAAGGTTTAATATCTCCTCCTTCAGAGAAGAAGTCTGTAGAAGAATTATCTGTAACCCAAGTTATATCAGAAAGACAACTTCTAAAAGAACAGGGAGAGAAAACTGATTTAGAAAACCTTAGACTTGTTGCTTTAAATAGTACATATGATGCCTTAGTTGCTGCAGGTAAAATTAATCCTAAAGAAGAAGAAGTTTTTGATGTAGTAGCTCACGTTGCAGGAATGGACGCAAACGAACAGAGAAACACTTTAGTTCTTCTAAAAGACAAACAAAGACTAGGTACGCTAGAACCTACTGAACAACAAACTTTAGCTAAACTTCAGTTCTTAGATAACGTAGATGGGGAATTTACCACTCTTGATAAACGTGTATTTAAAGACTACAGCTATAACGACTCAGATAAAGCTACCCTAGAGGTTACTATAGAAAATGTACAAGAAAGATTAGCGAATTATATAAAAGATAAATCAGGTCTGTCTTCTGATAGATTTGAAACGTACACAAATGAACTTGTAAGATTGAAGATGATAAAAGATTCATTTGATCTTCAGGATAAAGTTAAAGAAAACAATGTTTCTGTAGAGCTAACTAAAGATTTTACTACTATAGAATTTACAGGTGATCCAGAAGGTAGCACAACTCTTGTTAGACTTACTAAAGCAGGAAACTTCTATGTAGTATCTGGTACAAGAAAAGGACAAATAGTTGACAGAGCTACAGGAGATTACAAGCCAGATAGTGTAGGCCCTCTTGTTGGAAATTCAGTAGAAGCTACTTCAAAGTTGGCTAACAGAAATGATGATTTCTTTCAAAAACTTAATGATAAGAAAAATGATGCATCAAAACTTATCCAGAGTTCTTATGAACTTCTAGAGTTTGTACGTCAAAATGAAGGAGTTCTAACCATTGGTAAAATGGCAAGTTTTGCTGAAAGAATAATGAAAGGAACAGAACAGTTCTTTGAAGTAATGAAAAATACACAAATGTCTTATTCTGAGGCACAGATAATAGAAAAAGTAAAAGCATCTGCTATGGCTGAGTTTGAAGCAGCCAATAGCAGTAAAGCTAATTACTCTCAGTTAGCAGGTGTGTATGATCAATGGATATCTCTATCTCTAAGACACGCATTTCAGTTTGCTAAACTCCAACTAGGAAGTTCTGGACAAGCATTGTCTAACATGGACTTTAAAAATACCTTAACTATTAACAATACAGGTTCTACCTATGACGTATATGGTGCAAACATTTTAAGACAAACTGAAAAACTACTAACCTCTGAAAGTTTAGCATTTGATAATAGTCTAAATTCAGATATGGAACATAAGATTGGTCTTAGGGACCCTCTCTATAAAGAGGTTTTTGAGGAAACTGGGATAGTAGTGGGTGGTTTAGATGCGTTTGTTAAAACAAATAATCCAGACGCATACAAAGTTGTTCAAGATTTTAAAACGGATGGTACACTTCCCCCTAAAGGCTCTACTACAGTAGTAAGCCAATCTAGTGCAACTCCTGCAGACTTAAATGAAATAGCAAATGCTCAGGTGGCAGTGGATTATATGAACTCTATAAACCCTAATAACGAATATGGTAAATTTATGCAGGGAAACCCTGATGAAGCTAAAATAAATACAATGGCCCTTGCTTTAGCAGTAAAGGCATATAAAGTTGGAACCCCAACAGCCGAAATGATTAGTCACGCAAAAGGGTGGCTTACGGCTCTAGCCCCTAAACAACCTACGTCTAACAATTAGGAATACCTATGGAAAATCAATATGGCCTAACTCCTGAAACGGCCCAAATGTACATAGATAACCCTTGGGCGAATAATGAAAATATTCCTCAAGAGGAACTAGAAGCTATTGCTAATCCTGTTACTAGCCCCTCCATTAATCAAGAGGAAGAAGATGCAGATAAGGTACTTCAAGATTTAGGTCTACCTACTACTCCTCGTGTGGAGTTTAATGAGACTACTCAGGAACGACAAGAAGCTGTTCAAAGTGGAGATGATCTAACCCCAGAAGCTATCTTTGGTGAAAAACCGGGGGGTACATTCAAGGAGATAGCAAATAACTGGATAGACAGATTAACTGTATTTACCACTGAAAAATTTGATGAGTATAAGGGTTCAAACCTTGCAAATGAGAATCTAAGTGTACAACGAGCAAAAGCAGATTCCGAAACTTATGATGCTGAAGTAGCAGAATACATGACGGAAGCACAGGAGATTTATGATAACTTCGGTACTCCTGAGATAGTTGATGGAAACCCTACTGGTAGACGTATCTATGAAAGGGTGACTAATGATCCTGAAACTGGAAAGATCCTTGTTGAAAATGTAGTTGTGCCTAAACCTGAAGAGATGGGACCTGATTTTTTCAATAGAGTTTTTAGAGAAGGGTTTTTAGATTTTAGAAAAGATTTATCAGGTGCTATGCAACTTGACTTTTCTGATGATACAGGAAAGTTTGAGTTAGGAACTGCAGAAGAAGACAAAGACTTTATTCAAAGCAATCCTACTATGGAGTTAACTTCAGGTGAGCAATTACTTGCAGACGTACTTACACTGGCTCCAGTAACAGGTGGTTCTTCTACTATTACTAGAGGTGGCCTAAATCTTCTCAAGATGGCTACTAGATTAGATAAATCAGCTAGGGTAGGTGGACTAGGAAGATTTGGTAGTACAGTTATTGGGGCATCTTTAGCAGACACTCTCATAGCCAGTGAAGGACAATCAGGAATATTCCTAGATGATAAAATTCAAGATTGGGCAAAAGCTGCAGGATATGATTGGTCAGCCTCTACCTCTAGAGATGTAGGGTTACTATTAGAAGGTTTGCTTTTAAATGGTGCGCTTGATGGACTACTAACTGTAGCAGCCCCTGCCTTAATAAATTTTGGTGGGTTGAAAGCAGGAGATACAACTAAACTTAGCGCACAACAGATGGTAAAGTCTGTTAAAGATGGGCAGGTGTTAAACGTAGTTAATTTCCTTGATCCTGAAATATTAAAATCTAATGGAAAAGCTAAGAACAGAAAACTTATTAAATTATCAGAAGTTCTTAGAGCTAATTCTGTAGAAACAATTACCATAGGAAATTTTGCTAAAGACATTGATGTAACTACCACTATAGCTCTAGCCTCTGGTGCGGAAGCCTACATTAGAGAAACTCGCCAAAACTTAAAAAATACTTTTACTAAAGTAGAAGGCAGAAACAGAAATGTATTTGATGAAGAAGCATGGGAAGCCTATGTAGAAAAAGAAGCTAATGAGATGTTTGCTAGAATGGTAGCTCTTATGAAGGCTAACTCAGGTGATCCTAGACTGACGGGACTTGATGATGCCGTTATTATGCAAACGGGAGAAGCCTTTAAACAAGCTGCAGACCAAATACAGACTAAAGAGGCTTCTCAAGTTCTAACAGACAGACTAGTTGTAGGGTATAAAGAAGAAGTAGATAAACTACTAGAGAAAGCAAATATAAAACAAATTGAGATAGACGAGGTAAAACTAGCTAAACAAAATATATTACAAGATAGCGAAGAATACCTAACAGTTGTTGATGAGTTATATCCTTTTGGTGATATGACAGATCAGACAGTCTCTAGGTTTGCAAACAATGTTTTATTCCCTGAGTTTGTAAAGGCTAAACAGGCCTATCAAAATGCTTTTGACGCAGTACCAAATACACCAATTGGTCAGGACGCTGCAGAAGCTCTTATGAAAATTTTTAAAGATGCTGTTGAAAATAGCCTTCCTGCAGACAAAGTGGTAAACACTAATCGGGCTAAACAAGCGGTAAAATCAAAACTAATAGGAATATTTAACAAATTAAGTCCACAGCCTATTGGTGGTACAGAAAATACTGGACTTGTGTTTGAACAAGAAGCCACGTTTAAAGAAATTACAGATAGAGTTTCTCAACTAGGTTTTGCTGATCTATGGACTTTAAAACCAGTAATTGCCCGTCTAAAAAATACTGGTCCTGAAGATGAACGAGCAATTCTTATTGAATTAGGTAAACATCTTAATGGCAATGTAAACGAAAAGGGAGAGGCAGTAGGACAGATAGGCTATGCCATGTTGTCAGAAAATTCAGCAACTGCAGAGGCTGCAATAAAAGCACAACAGCTATGGCAAGATTTTGATAACAGGTTCCGTGACTCAGAATTTATTAAGCCTGTAACAAAAGCTTTAGAGGATAGATTGGCAAAGAAATTAGCTTTTGCTCCATCCACCGTCAAAGCGGCTGATCTAGGTACTGCAGATGTAGAAGTAGCTTTATCAAATGCTATCGACACGGCTCTAGGAGCTTCATTTAAAAGTGGTACTCTTCAGAGAGAGCTATCTGAAGCGGTAGGGGATTCTGCCATAGATGGGGCAACCGAAACTTCTCTTTTATTTAGAACAAAGATTATTAAAGATGTCGTAAACAGTCTGTCTCCATTTGTAGATCAGGGACTTACCCCACTACAGATTAGACAAGTCTTGCAAGAGCCTATAGCTAACTTACGGGCCTCTGGAAGTAATGATGCTGCAGATCAATTACAGGCCTTGATAACCAGAATAGAAAATAAAACTGTTGAGCTAGGAGACTTAAATCTTAGTCTAACAGATGAGTTAAATGCCGCCAACGATGCAATAGAGGCAAAGAAAAATAGTGTAATACAATCACTTCTGTCTAAATTTAAAGATAGTGACAACTTAGAGATGGCAACGGAAGGACCTGCTACTTCAATAAATTTACAGAGTATTTTGATAAATACAGATACTAATAATACTAAGCAACTTCTTGCTGAAATAGATAAACTTCCTACTGAAGCTGAAAAGTTGTTAGCAAAACAAGTTTTACAGGCTGAAGCATTAGATTTAATAGGGGGTAGAATATTTGGAGCCAGTACCATTGGTACTCAAAATATGAAACCCATATCTAGGGTAAACCAAGGACAGTTAGCAAAGCTCAGTAATGAAGAGGCTACAGGTCTTCTAACTAGCTTAGATTTAATCTTTGATGGACAGTCAGGTCTTGAGGATGTAAGAGAAGGGGTAGTTAGAACACTAGCCATTTTACAGAGACAATCTATGGGGACTTTTTCTAGAGGTGTGTCTGTAGGATCAAATACGTCACTGTTAACAGATCAGGCTAGAAGAACTTCAGACGCTGTATCTACAGGTATTCTTCTTGTAGCAGGATACATGAACCCGACTGCAGCATTTCTCCGTAGGCTAAGTTCTATCCCTCTAAAAGAGTTAGCTGAGTTAGAGAAAGAAGTAGCTGCAGATGCTTTAGCAGTAATATTAGCCCAACCAGAAGAGTTTGCTACCTTAATAGACAGACTTAGAAAAAATCAGAATATTCAGGCTATTAAAGGGGCAGCTAGACAGACAGTTAATGCGGCATACCAAGGCGGTAAGTACAACATATTTATAAGAGAAGAAGAGCCTACTGATGAAGAAATTGGTTTTATCCAACAATTTGTAGGTAGGGACCTATCAGAGGGTATAGGTGCAATATTTGGGGCTAAATAAATAAAACCCCCACATTGCCTCAAGCATAAAACAGTGTGGGGGCTTCAACCAACTAAGTGCCACTTCCCCATACCCGTGTTTGAGGTTGTGACGAGGTGACCAAACCTCATGCAAACAATATATAGTAGACTGCCCCCACCGTCAACCGATAGTGGGGGTTTTTCTTTAAAAACTTAGGTAATATCTACCATTTCACAGACATCCCCAGAACACGCCATTGTCCTAGAACCTGAAGTGTTATCCTCTTGCTCATAGAGGTCTAGCTCATCCCAGTTAATGTCTTTAGGCATGGACTTTAGAAGAGTGTCATAGTCTTCTCTACTTACATTCTGGTAGGGAGCCTGTTGATATGTATGTTCTTCAAAAGGTAAGAAGCTAACACCAGACATTTCATCAAAGTGTTTTAATACAAAGGAGCCTACCTCTAACCACTCTTCAGGTTTTACGTTAATAGTAACACTAGGTTTATGTTCACACCAGTGTCTCTGATAAATTAGCCAAGTCTCTAGCTGTTGTATGGCTGAGAAGTCCTTAGTACACTTAGCCCCCTCTGGCGCTCTCATAGGAAAACTAAATACAGTTGTGTGATCTGGCTTCATAAAATCAGGTTCACTAGGTATCCCCTGATCCACCATAAACTGTGTGAGAGGGTCTTTGTTATCTCCTCTAACTGTTCTTATATAGTAGGGGGAGTATCGTGGGTGTAGTCCACTGGCACTATCAACTAACTGAGAAACAGTACCAGAGGGCTTAACACAAGTTATGGCAGTACTGGCAGGTATCTTTAGCCTCTCTGACCACTCCTTGTTTGTTTTAATAGCTAACTGCTTGAGATGTTCCAGAGTTTCATTTAATGCCTCATTCTTAACAGTCATAAGTGGGTTATCCATAATACCTGTAAGGCTTACTCCAAGTAGACGCTCTTCCTCTGTGTTATCCTTCCACACTTTTCTTAAGTAAGGGAAGTAAGTAAAGGTAGATTGAATAGTGCCTAGTATAGTAGCTAGTCTAACTTTCTTCTCTATAGCAGCAATATCATCCGTAGCCCTAACAACTACTTCAGATAAATTACAGAACTGCATGGGCCTCAAGCTGATCTCAGAGCACGGGTTGCAACCGAAGTCTTGGTCGGCATCTCTTCTACCACTTTGCTCTGCAATACGTTTACAGGCTTCTCTGTTGAATATACCACGCTCACCACTTCCACTCTCTACTAAGGAAGTCCACTCCCGTATAAACGACAGTGCATCAGGAGTTTCTGTGTAGACCACGCTGTTGTTAGCCAAGGCTCTGTGTGGAGCATTCTCCCACCACTTGCCTGACTTAGCATGACGCATTCTATCATCTGACAGATTAGATAGGGATATCATAGCTGATCGCCTTACCCCACCCATAACAATAACTTCCCCTATCTTGCACATAATATCATGGCATTCCATAGAGTATAGCTTTCGCCCTTGAGCATTCTTAAAAGTAGAAATACAGAAGTTAAACAGATCTACTAGTGGGGCAGGGCCACTGGCTCTACCACCAAAGGTCTTCAGCCTAGCTCCTGCAGGTCGTACTTTAGATACATCCCACTGTGGGATTTCTCCTGCCCATAGCAACGCTAGAACTTGTCGGAAGCCTTTAGCCCACCCACGTTTACTATCCTGTATAACCACTGTGGTATCTGAACTAAAAAGGTTCTCAGGGACTTCTGGTAGCTTAGATATATACTGCCTCTCTACACTAAACCCTACGCCTGTTCCGTTGAGAAGTATATACATAGCTTCATCAAAAGACTTAGGATCATCTACTGGTAGGTAAGAACAATTATACATACAGGTATTGTCTCTCTCAGCCGCAGGTCCTGCAGTCATAAGAGATCTCATAGATGGCATTATGTTAAGACTAAGAATACCATCCCGTATTTCATCTACATAGGAGTCATTACCAATTAGAGGACGAACTACATTGTCCATGTACCTCTCTACGGTTTCGCCCCAAGTCTCTCTGCGCTTCTCTTCATCAAGCCACCTTGCATAGCGAGAAGTGGCTATAAAGGTTTGGTAGTCAGTTGGTAAGTAGTTGTTCATCTTTTTCTCATTAGGTAAGGGGCCTAGACCGAAATACTCTCTCTGAGCATTGGTGTAGGCCATTGCTTCAATATCGTCTTTAGATATCATATTAATTTATTTATTATTGTATTTAGAATCTTTCTCCAGAATGGAGATAAGTCGATCTATGTACCACCTGCATTTATATAAATCCTGCAGAGCTTTTTCCTTGTAGGGCCATCTCCACAAGTATTTGAATGCGGTTTGCCAACAGTAGGCAGAGTGACCAGATATATCTGATCCTTTAGTCATAGCTTCCATAGCATCTATACACTCTATAGAAGCATTATTATAGTGAGGTGGGTTATCCACCATGTCTAATCCAATAGTATCGGTATTCATTGTAAGGGTTAAGTCATCACCCATTGTAATAGTTTCTTTGTGAATGTGAGGTATGCTCATCAGTGTATCCTATTCTTAGGTTTTAGTTTTATAACATTGTTCTTAGTTTTATTCTCTTCTATTGCATCCATAAGAGACTGGTCTGGTTCAAACTGTATAAAATCTTCTCCAAAGTCCTCTCCTGAAACTATAGCAGATAAGTCAGACAGTTGTCTTAACATCCCACCAGTAACAGCAAAGCTTTCCATATTTATTTTAATGTCGTGTACTATTCCATTTAACATATCCAAGTAGAATATCATCTCGCCATCATTTTCTTCTAAATCGAGGTTATGAATTACCTCTATATCAACGGCTTCTGTATTTGGATTAATACATAACTCTAAACGTAAACTATTCTTTTGTAATTCATCTGCCACTTAATTTACCTTTCTCATGCAAACTAAAGAAATGCTCTGCGTCCATAACCACAAGAGGTTTCTTTCTGTCTGCCTTTAAAACTACTAAAGGTTCTGCTTTATTGGGGCAGTTTTCAATAGCTTGATCCATTAATTTATATACAGCAAAGGTTTTGTATGCCTTGCACTCAATAGAGTATGGAAATAATTTACGGGCTGCAGGGCTGAGTTGTACGTCCTCACCACCTGCCCCCATAGATGTACTACGGCAATCATCAGGCTCAAGCTTTGGGAATATAGATAATATTTTATCCCTCACCCACTGCTGATGCCGCCTACCTTTGGCTTTAGCTGATTGAACGCTTATAACCATTTAGGTAATTCGATAAAGGTGTAACTACCCCATCCCGTGCCATACTCCAAAGACTGATCTGCAAATGCTATCTGATCTATTGTATCATGCATACGCTGTGTTGCGCTCTCCATTAGTTCTGGAGTTACAACGTGCATATGTGCAACATACGGGCTAGATTTTTCACAGGTTATAAATGAAAATTCTTTCACCTCAAACCCTGCTAGTTCGCATACATATTTGTAAAACGCTGCCTGAATATCATAAGCATATTTAAAACACTCTTTGGAGAAGCCTACAGGAGAGGCATCTACCGTTGTCTTAACATCGTACACTGCACCATTTTCAGTTATCATAAGATCAGGCCTAGTTTTTAATTCTAACCCTGTTCTTTTACACTTAGCAAAGATGCTTACTTCGTTCATCCTATCCTTGTGGCGTAAAACTTTATTACACTCAGGGTGATCCAAAGCAGACTTAGCCATCCTATGAGCCATGTGGTATTCTACTTCATTGAGAAGCACCTGATCCTCTTCAAGACTTTCTTCTAATTCTTTAAATGCTTTAGAGGTTTTAGTCTTTGGCCCTTTAACAACTAAGTCTTTGTCTTCTTCCAGTAGTAGGGCATGAACTGCCGTACCTAAATTAAATGCGGTAGATGATTTATATTTTTGCCCTTTCCAGTGGGCGAGAGATTTTTTGTAGACTGTCTTTACTGTAGATGAGCCGATACCACTCATAGAATGGTATCTCTCATTAGACATATCTTTTATAACGCCCATTAGACAGCGGCTGCTACATAGTCTTTAGATAAGTCTTCTACTGCATCATATAGTTCTGCAGCTTCATCCTCATCCTGAACAACCTTTCTGGCGTTTTTATAGGATTCATCTATTCTGGCATTTTCTGATTTAACTAGGCCAAAAACATGTTTGATGCTTTCGTCAGCCATATCATCCATAGTAATAATGTCGTTAAACTGTGGACTAAAATGCATGACATAATACGATGCACCTTTAGGAGACTTACGCTTCTCTGCGCGTAGAACACTATTAAAGTCCCACACATTCATACCCTGACGCATCTTGTTAATTACATCGTGGTAAAAGGGACCATAGTTTTTACGCTTGAGAGATAGGACACACGGCTGATTTTCAATGGTAACCTCTTTACCTTGAGCCGTTTTACCAGTGTATGAAACTACCCCCCTGATAATACGGTATCTATCTATTCCGTTATACTTCTCACGTTCTTTTGGGTCCATAGCTTGTTGATCTTCAAAAGAAGGTAAACCACACATAAGTCCACCCATCTGATCCCTAGCTTCCTCACGGTTGTTTTTAACCAACAGAGACTTATTAATTAATTTACCATCATCCCAATGTTGATACTGGATGTGATTACTAAAGGCACGAAGCCTTACATTATCCTTTGCATACACCCTATCTTCTGGAGTATTTAAAAAGAACGCCCCTAATGGAATTTGATTACCATTGGCATCTTCTCCAAAGGAGTTTATTTTTAAGGTAGGTATACTGGGAGACTTCGCTCCAACAGATGCCCCTAGCTCTTCACTAATTTCAGCCAAACTCAAGCCACTTGTTTCTACTAATTCACTCATTTGAGTATCCTTTTATTGAGAGATTTCATTTTACCATTACTGTACCAACTAATCAAGTATATTCTTCCTGATCTAGCCAATTATTTCCCCCTGAGATTTCTATCTCAAGAGGCACTACCATATTATAGTTCCACCGTCTTTGTGCTTCTTTATTAACACCCGTCATAGCCCAAGTCAAAGCCTCTTTAACTATGTCTAATTCATTAGGATGAGTATCCACACAAATTGAGTCATGTACAGTTAATATCAGCTTTGATTTAAGATTTAGTTCTATAAACTTACGCCTTGCTCTTATACAGGCTAACTGAACAATGTCAGCCGCAAAGCCCTGAACTGGATAATTTAAGATCTGGGTAGCATTGCTTACCCTATCCTTCTTTACCCGTACCACAGAGGGCCAGTAGTACTGCCTACCACTAGGAGTTTCAACAATACCATTTCTCAGTGCGCCATCCATAAGTCTTTGATGCCAAGAGTATATCCCTTGGTACACCTCATAAAACTGACTGAAATATGCCCTGATATGCTCTGCCTCTCCTGCCCCAGTGCCACCAAAGAGAGGTAAAAATGTATAGGCCTTGGCTCTCTGGCGTTCCTCTTTGGTAACATCTTCAGGTTTCTTCCTGCCAATAATACTGGCAGTCTGTCTGTGAATGTCTTTACCTTTAAGGATATCTGCTAGGCCCTGACTATCTCTACTGAGTTCTACACAGACCCTAAATTCCAATCCAGAGTAGTCGCTTTCTAAAAATGTTCCGCCTTCAAAACGCGATATAAAAGCCTTACGCACGGGGAAGCCTCTTTTGGGCTGATTTTGTAAATTTGGACTCATCCCCCCACCAGAGGACAGCCTACCCGTTGCAGCGATGCATTGGTTGAAGTTGGCATGAAGTAGCCCATCTTCTCTAACACCACGCTTTATTCCTGCAACAAAACTATTTAAATAAGTAGACACGGCATGAAGTCGGGTAAGCATAGTTAGAAACTGTACGGCTTCTTCATTATCTTTACGAGATGCCTGTCTAATTAGACGCTGTATGCTTATCTTATCAGTCTTGAAGCCAAGTATAGATGCATCATTAGGGTTCTGAGGAGACAGCTTTAGCCCTGCTACTTCTCCCGTAGGCATATAGATAGCACCACTGGCCTTACAAGTCTTGCAGTTGGTTCTGTTTTTGTAAGGATCTCCTTGGACCCTGTACTTCTTGCCTAACTTAGTCTTAGTCTTCACCTTATACTTCTGCACCGACCCCACGCCTGTACAGTCAGGACACTGAACAGCTTTAGTTCTGTAGACTACCTGAGTGGTAGCCCTCACTGCATTAGTAAACTGCTTGGGAGTCATTCTAGGAGCCATCAGAGATTTACCTGCCTCATTAGTTCCTATGTTAAAGGTCTGTATGTGCGCCTCTCTATTTTTAACTTCCCGACTAAATATAACCCTAGTCATGTCAGCACCACTATCTAAATTGATAGGAGTATCCCCCATTACCTCTGATACTATATCGTTGAGGTTCTTTGTAAGTGTCTGCCTTTCCTCTTCAAACTCCTTCTCAACCTCTTCCAGTACAGACATATCTATCTTAGTGCCGTTTAGTTCAATGTCACACAAGAACATAAGCATGTCATTCATCTGTTTAATTACACTAAGTAGTGACCTGTTGTGTTCTTTCTCAAAGCTCTGCATCTGAGATAAGTATATTTCTCCACAAGTCTTTACGTCTGCAATACCATACTCAACTACATCGTCTAAAGGTATCTCAGAGAAACACATACCAGATTTAAACTTATCATCTATTAGATCAGACTTCTTATAGCTATCTGTCTTCCTTCTTATTGCTGTTTCTTTCAGGCTGATAGGAAGTCTCCTAGCTTTACTCAATACAAACTCTGCAATCATGGTGCAGAATATTTGATCAGGTAATTCAAACCCCATCTCAAGGAGCCATTCTACGTCAAACTTTGCATTGTGGACCACCAGTAAGTCAGCTTCTGCTAAATATTCTCTTAGCTGATCCCCACTGTCAGGCTCTATGCATTGGTTATGAAAGAACACTTCTATATTAACAAAGTCTACTGTAGTTTCCCCAAGCCATCCATACTGAGCCATAACAGCTTTATTTAATGGATTTTTAGGAGAGTTATCTATACGCCCATCCTTTCGGACAACCGTAGTTTCTAAATCAAGCACAAGTGTTTTCAAAAGTTTGGCTCCCCGTTCTCATCAAATATTGGAGTTTTGAAAGTGTAAGTTCTTTCAGGGAGATCTACTGGTCTAACGGGCTTTCTAACACCTAGTTGGTCTAGCCACATTTCTAATACTGGTGGCAGTCTATTTTCCATCACTTAATCCTTTAGGAGCATACACGGCTCCATTGTATTTAGATCCAGTTGCTTTTTTACCATCCTCTACACCAAAGTTACAACTTGCCAAAATTAATCCAGAGGCCATAATCCAGTAGAAGGTATACTTACACCACTTAAGAAATCCAATATAGGTTTCTTCTGCCTGTTTTTGTGCTTCTTCATTACTTATCATCACTATCTCTCCATACGGTTATTAATATAATTAAAACAAGAACTACTAATAAAATATCAAGCCACATATCTATTCCTATCTACATCTAGATTGACCATCACTGTACCATGCCAACCACTGATCTTATTCTTCATCACAGTAATCCATCTAGTGCTATCATCTGGATCATCTGGGCTGTCCATTTTGCCAAGCCCTAACATAATATCGGATTCTGCGGCCTTACCTAATTTTGATCCTTCCATCATAGACATGGTAATACGGGTCTTGCCTTCAGCCTCTGCACTAGCCTGAGATAAACCAAGGACCGCACAGTCATATGTCTTTGCTGCTTCACGCAGACGGTAGTATAACTCCCTAAGACGTTCATGTCCTGAGTTAAACTTCTCAGTCAAGGCTATCTTGTCAGCCATATCTACTATTACTACGTCAGCTTTCTCTTGGGCTAAGTAAGCCTCAAGTGTGGTAATGTCCCAACCTTGGGCATCTTGAAATATTAGCCTATCTTTAATCCCTGAGTATCTGGCGGCTGCATCTTCAGGTGTCTCAGAGATTTCATCCCTAGTCATTCCCGTGTAGGATTGTATGGCTCTAAGCTTGGTACGCTTACCAATCTCCTCATTAGCTATATAAACAACTTTAGCACCTTGTTGGCAGAAACCTGAAGGGGCTGCACAGAGGCTGATTGCAAATGCAGTTTTACCTACATTAGAATAGGCAGCTATAACACCAAACTCCCCTCTACCAATACCATATACTTCACGGCTCAAGGTGGGGATGTTAAATTGAAAACGGTTATCATCTGACACTACTGCTAGTAGTTCGTAGATATTGTCAGTTACCTTCTCTCCAAACTCATTAGTTGTGAAGTCACCCTGACATTTCTGAAGTAATTGCTTTAGGCTATCCATAGCCGTAATTTTACCTTCGTTAATCATTATGCCATAGTTAACTATCTCTGCACCAATGTCTTGCTGATACAGACGTTCGATTACTGTTGTAGATATTTCATCATCTATAGGTTCAGCATTGCCAATACTATTGATTATGTCTTCAATAGAATTGTCCCATGCCTGTGTAGATGTAGGATTTTTGGATTTCCAGTAGGAGAAGAGTTCTAGAGGTGTAATATCTTTACCAAACTTATCATGGCATTCAGATATACAGTTATATATTTCTCTAGTTTCTTCTTCGAAGAGAGAAGGTCTAAGCTTCCCTTTGTTTTCTTCGAAGAACAAATTTCTCAAACAGTTCTTCAGAAGTGAGTGGTTCATGTATTGGTCCTTATATTACTCAGCTAGGTTTCGATTGTAACATTATTGATCTAAAAATAAAAGCCCCTTAATTTGATCTTGGCTCAGATACTTTAGATCGTTAGATGGTATACGCATTTTAATATTTCTGTTCTGGTTCTTAACTATCTTAATAGATTTATTAGAAGCATCTCTATCAAGCACTAGGTATACATTTGCATACTGACTAAGCTTGATATTAAGATTATTAGTAAGAGTGGTTCCGCACATTGATATGCCCACTGTATTAGCTATTCTACTAACAGAACAAGCAGACGGAGTATCTTCTACTAAGATGGCAGTATCTCCACTACCTACAGATATTCCATCTGATACATCCCCGTAGGTTACCCACTTAGGTCCATAAGACTTTAGAGTACGTCCTACAGCGCCATTACTACCATAGAATATTACTCTTTCATCTGATGGACTGTATTTAATATCTATAAGGCTATTCTCATAAGCCTCTAAACTATTTACAGATCTAAGGTAATCAATCGCAGGATCATAGTTCTCTACTGAAGTAGTAATCTCTGGTAGAGGTTTTCCTTTTACTTCGCATGATGTAGAAGATGCTGACTTTATAAACTTTAACTTAGCTTTATCTATAGGAACCCTACCTCTAGATATTCCCCTCACATTGCATGATGCCCTGAAGCAGTTCCATAACAGTGAGCCATCTTCTTTTTTAAGAGAAAACTTCTTATACCCACCACAAGAAGGGCAAGTCATTATCTTTCTCTCGCCTTCTTTTATAGGTATAGAATTTATTACTAATAATTGTTCTTGGTAGGTCATTGGTCATGGTCCTTAGTTGTATATCACCTAGCGGCGATAGCCCAATTATACAGGCATAGAATTATTTGGCAAGTATTATTTTTGTCTCAGCTTTGGTTTTACTTTTGAAATAGTATTTGAATAGAATATGTGATTGCCTACTTTGCAAGTTTTGGTAAACGATTTACTCCAGTTGGGAGATACATAAGATGCGTGATAGTGTGTAGCCTCTCCCACACAACTTACTCTGATAGCTTCTGGGTGGTCTAGTATAGCTTCAGCCAATGCAAGAGACTTACGCCATGCGGCTCTCTCACGAGGCTTGTCACTCTTTCCATCCCAATACCAAGAGAATTGATCTTTCTGGGTTACTACTCCACAGACAGTATCAGGGTATTTCTCACTGGCTACTCTATTTAAAGTTACTTGCGCGACAGATATTTGAGACACTAGGTCTTCTGATCTAGCCTCGAAATATATGTTTAAGGCTAAACAAGTAAGTGATGCAGTTAATAACATTAGTTTAACCTCTCATAACCTTTCTTGGTTTTCATACACCAATGAGTTTCACCTATCTCTAATAGATTGAGTTTGGGGGGAAACAAGTTCCATCCCCAATCTGCTAATCTAGACTCTGCTTCACGGTCCTGTTTATTATTATAGACCGCAAAGACTTTAAACTTCTTTGAGTGATCTAATCCTAAACTTCTTACTCCGTGACACCTGTTCATTATTCTCCTACTCCTTTATGTCTGATACCGTGGTACTGACAGTATCCTAATGCTGCATACATTTCCTTATCTTTGCCATACTGATTGTCACCTATCTCAGCATATATTTCGTCAGTGACATCTTTCATATATAAACTGAACCAGTAGCCATCATCATCAGCCCAGTGAAAGCTCCGACCTTCATCTGCGGAAGAAACAAACGCTTGACCAATTAATTCAGTTAATCCACTGACAGCCCAAACTAACTCATGGTATCCTTTTTTAACTTTAGCCATTTATTTACCCCCATATATTCTTAGTAGTGTGTTACCTTTTGTATTCTTACCATTTTTATTTGGTTTTCTTGTACCTCTAATTGTAATATCTTTTATAGGACCAGACCTACCTCTGCGTGTTTTCAAAGGCACTTCATGTTGAACCTGAGTAATTCTTATTCCCTCTACTAAGTCAGGCTTTTGTAATCCCCATGCTACCATCCCAAGTTTTTTCTGGAACTGGTCAGCAGATTGTAAGTTGTCCACTTCTATATCTAAAACTATAATACCTCTTAATTTTGATTTAGCCATTAGCCAACTCCTTCTGATAAGTAAGGCCCTTGTAGAGCATCTTCTCAGCCTCAGACTTATCTCCACGCCTAAGAGTTTCATAGGCCCACTTGACCCACGAGTGACTATCTGGGTTTAATTGATCAGGGTGAGGGGCTGAAGTAACAATTTCTTGCCCAACAGCCCTCTCCCTTGATGCCCCTACTTCATGGCTATTTAACCAATCGATTAACTCCATTTTAGAAGTAGGTACGTCAACCTCTGTCCAATCACGGGGGAAGTTCTTCTGAGCATCTCTCTGAGTCCCTGCCCACTGGCCTTTACTGGATTTATACAGTCTCATAGTAAATCCCCCAAGAGTTTTACTACCTCATCATATTCAATGGCAGTATTGATACACACGGCAGACCTATCACCTTCACCTGAGTGAACACTGTGAAGCTCTGATACATTTAGTATCCATGCGTCCCCGTCTTCAGCTATGAAGCTATCTACCTCATCTACTTCATGCCATGCACAAACATAGCCACTGTCTTGATTAGGTAGACGGTGCTTAGAGGCTCCTTCTTTAGCTTTATGAAACGTAGTCGTGTATCCACCTGCTTTTGTATATATATTTATAACTGTATTAATACCGTTATCCACATGGGGCGGCACTTCATTATTAATAGCCATAAACTGAATACTAATTTTATCTTCAGGTAACCTAGATACAATCTCAGATATAGATGAAGTATCTACAAGAGCGTTGTTATAAGAGATGCCTTTGAACTTGCCATCAGCCACAACCCCAAATCGTACATGAAGATCTTTACCTTGCTCTGCATTTAATTGTTTAAAAGATTTTTTGATATGACAAAACATTAGTTATCTCCTGCTTCAATGACTACACCATCACATCCAGAGCAACTCTCTTTGAGTGAGGCTAATAAGTTAAGAAGGCTCTTGTAAGTTTGCCAATCTTTAGCCTTCTCCTTACTATCTAAATCATTAAGCCAATCAATCTGAGCATCAATCTGTTCTTTATATATCCAGTACTCACTATAACTTTCTAGCTTCTCGACTGTACCTTCTATAGGCTTCCAATTGTGGGCTTGAACCATATCAGTACTCATTCCTCTACTCTCCACACTCTAAAGGTTCCATCAGACTGCTTTCTTTCAGTAATATTAACTCCACATCTGCTCTTCAATGCTCTTGCGTGTTGTATATGTTTATCAGACAGTAATATACTGTCCCCTACTCTCATGGCTTCCATAACTTTTCTTAATTCACCTTTTGGGCGTCCACCTTTTGGAATAGGAATGTTTTTCTCTATTTTAATAGTATTTGTCATTTTAACTCCTCAACTTTTGCCAACAACATCTTCATAAAATTTAACAGTTGCTGCTCATATTCAAATGTAATCTGCCATTCATTGTCTGACGTTTTATTCCACAACTGGTAAAACCCAGAGTCAAAAGTGATTATAAAATTGTATCTCATGCTGCTACACACGATGAACAAATCTGTACGTCAAATCGTAAGCCTTGCATTTCATAAACAACCATCCCATTGTCTTTTTTAATCACATTGTCTGGTTTATGAGGGCTTCCTATAGATACACTCTTTTTTCTATATAAATCGCCCTTTGAAATTTTACTTTTACAAGAATAACATTTATAATTCTGTCTTGATTTTATCATTTTCATGCTGCATTCACCTTAAGCGAAGGGTATATATCTTCTATGTTTAGTTCCTCATGGTCATAAGGCAGAATAGATATACCAATGTAGCCTCTAAACATATCTAGATCTTTTCTTTTACATTCAGATGCCTCAATTAAGTTTTGATCTATCCACTTCGTTGTATCAGGGTCAGCTACCTCAGTGTTAAGGCCTTTGTAATAAACAAAACAAATAAAATCACCTTCTTTTGCATACTTAGCTAGGTGTTTAATAGACAGAAGCTTATCTCCACGAGGTCTGCGATACAGCTTTAGTGTAGAAGGTATGGGATCTTCAAGATAATATCCATGCCCAATGGCTGCACGATAGGTTACAGCCTGTCCACCTTGTAAGTTGTCATAAGTAATGGGCATCTCATCGTCAGCCCATTCAGTTACTTTCTTGTTAGCATCAATAATATATTTGTTAATCATCCTGTTAGTCACTTTGATCATGTGCATCTTGCACTCCTTTTAGTTAGTTGATGGAGCGCAGTGTACTACTTACTAAAACATCTGTCAAACTTTTTTTAATACTTGCGCGAGAAAACACATATACACGGTGCATAACACATACCAATACACATACATATACATACTAACCCCTCTGGGGAGAAACAGCGGAGCGAAAAAAAAAAAAAAAAAAAAAAAAAAAAAAAAAATTAAAATCTGAAAATTAATTAAATAAATAAATGGGGCCGAAATTATCTGTTTGCATTATTATATTAGATCGGTTAAAATTCGGTCACGGGCATTGTGCTCGAAAATCAACTTTGGAATAAGGACCAAAAAATATGAAAATGAAAAATCTGATGCACTTCGAAGTGAAAACTCACAAAGGCAATCATAATAATGTATTAGCTGAAAGTGTTAAAAACTTCTTAAATAAAGAGCGTTATTCTATCTCTTTAAATAAGAACGTAAAATATGCCGACATGGATTTAACGCAATTTATTAACTCAATTGCTAAAGATCTAGATATGAAAAAGGCCTCATAAACTGTGGAAATTGGTTTTCTATTACGGGCTAATCTCATTAATTGTGGATTTATCGAACGCAAACTTTTTTTAACATAGCAAAGTGAAACGGGCCTACTGGCCCGTAGTCTGGGAGCGATGTCTCAGGCCTGACGATCAATCAGCTATTTAAACAAACAACTAAGGACTAAAAAATGAATAACATTGTAGATATCAAATGGACACCTGAAACTAAATCAGTTGAAGGTCTATTGCCCTCTATCGATCAAGTAAACTTTAACGCTAAACATACGCCTCTATATATAATGCGAGACAGTGGAGCATTGGAGCAGCTTACTAAAGACCAAGGTCAGGCAGTTATCAGGACTGATACTGGAGCCTTTTTAGGGCGTACTGGTGGGCGCTATGGCATTGCTCAAAATCCTGAGATTAATGATGTATTATGTCAGGCCATCGAAACTGCTTTTAATAGATCAGACAGAAAAGATGTTGAGCTCAAGGAAAGCATTTCTGATGGTGGGGCGTTTAGTAAATGGACATATACCTTTCCATCATTAGGAGCCCCTATCAGGCAGTTAAGAGATGCCACTGGCTATAATGCTGCACGTTATGGGCAAGGCTACGCTGACACTTGGTTAAATTTCAGTATATCAATAGTGAATAGTTTTAATGGCCTTACACCTGTTTATGTTACCAGTGAGCATCAGGATGTTAGCTGTTTAAATAGCCTTACAATGTCTTTTAAGGACACTACACGCCTTAGACATTCAACTAATATCGATGTAACTAAATTGGCTGATTGGATGGAAAGCGAAGCATTAAACTTCAAAACCAAAATTGCTGTATGGCAGTCGTGGGCTGAAAAGAAAATTACTCCAGAACAGGCTGAGGAAACTTTAAAGCTTTGCGGAGTATCTGATAGGCTAACAAAACAGTTAATGCTGCAATTTGAGGAAGAGGCCTCGAAGCGATCTAGCACAGTGTGGGCCTTGGCTAGTTCTTTATCTTTTATGTCTACTCATAACTCTGAGCGTTTTGGAGTTCGAGGTTCAGCCAAAAAAGATAATGAGGCTAGATCATTACACGCCCGTCAAAATCAGGTCCTAAAAATTATGGACCAACCTGCATGGGCTGAGATGGCGGCTGCCTAATGGTTGCTCAAGTTCGTGATATCGATAGGAAGGCGATTATGGTTAGTCGAAGGCTAACCGCCTTGTCCAAAAAAGAGCGAAAAATTATTGAACGAATAAATCGCCTAGAAAAATATTTGAAGGCCTTGGGTACGAAAAATGAGGCCCTCTATACTCTAACTAAATAAATAGAACACCTCCCAAACTGGTCCCACTTAGGTGGGGCCTTTTTTTGTCTAAAATATGCTAATTTAGGGAAACGGGTTTTTATGACCTACACTAAGCAAAAGGCCTTTCGTTATTCTGGGGCCATCTGAGGGCCTCTCAGGTCTATTTAAATAAAGTTTGACGTTACATTAAAAATAATGGTAAGTATGGGTCACGGGCAGTGTGCCTGATAACCAACTTTTAGGAAGGACCAATATTATGAATACCAAACCTTTACCAAATTTACTTTTACATATTTATGAGGGCAACCTTTTAGAAAATGGCATGAAAGTAATTGAACTTAAAAAAGTAAAAGAAGGTGAATATTTCAAACGTAAATCTGATGCTAAAAAAGAATACATAAGAGGCCATTATAATCGGAAGAATGATTTTGGACCCGCCTCTTTTAGCTGTACTGATAGCGATGATATCGGGCGCTGCATCGAATTAAAACCATCCACAATTGTTTATGTGGAGGCCTACTAATGAATATCACCGAATTAGATCAAGACACATTAAAGAAACTTGGCCTTACTGAGGAATATAAGAAGGCTACCCGTAAACCTAGGGTCCAGAAATTTTCTAAAGAACAGGTACGCTCCAATGCTCTCAAGGCCTTGGGTCTACTGGCGTCATTTTCTCAGGATGAACGACGCAGAATTTTAAACCATGCACTCCAACTAAATGAGGTATAGACCATGACTATTTTTAACTGGCAGTTTAACAATGTATTTGATCCAACAAACTCTAATGAGGCGCTCGATTGGGAGCCTCAATTCTCTCAGGATATCGATGTAGACCAAGTACTATTGGATGAAGATATTAGAACTTTTAATATGGTGTTACCGCCACTGAGAAATCATCAGAAGCCACACACATGGGTACATCAACTCAATAGCTCTAGACCTTCGATGGTCACCTTGGATGATCCAGACGGGGAGTTGAACTGATGGACTATTACAAAATCAGTACTGGTCTGTCGTTTGAGATAGGAGCTAGTCACATCGATATGATGGCAAGGATGAATAAAGTTTCGAGCATCGATTTATTAGACTGCTATGGTCCCACTAATAGATTAATTACCATAGTGTCTAAAATTAGAAACCCAACAACTGAAGACCTTGCAGAGCTAGACCACTATTACTCTAAAAGAAATTGTCTTTATCTCGAACTACAGAAACGATTAAAGGCCCTCGATGCATCTTAATCCTTAACTAAATAAATAACTGGGGCCTTCGGGCCTCTTTTTTTTGTCTTACACCTAGATTTAAATATAACCTGAGAAGCTCTCACAAGCTCACTGAGTAGGGTAAAGGCTCACGGGTATAATTATAGCTTAGAATGTTTGCTATCCTACACGGCTATTATATGAGCTCTCAGAGCATAGTACTTTACAGCATACCAGCGCAATACATGCACCAAGTAGGCCTACGCTCCGCGTTATTTAAACTGTCAAAGGCTAATGCTGCACGGGCTACAGGCCAGTATTCTATTTAAATAGTTAGCTTAAACTTTTTTCTGGAAGCTTCGAGCCTTTTAGTTTTCAGATTTAGAGCCAGTTTATTTAATTAGGTATACATTAAAATTTTTTATCTATTTAAATTTGTAAGGCCTGATATCTTTTTACAAATAACCTACTGATTTAATTGGCTAAAATCACAATACTTTAAAAATTTGTTAACTATTTAAACAACAATTAGCGAGGGTACACGACTGCCACCCCCACCGTACACGGGTGCGTATACAGCCACGGCATAATTTTAGAATTTTACAACAGTAAACCACTACAGTAGTTTTTTAGAATTATAAAACTGTAAAGTTTCTATATGTAGTATGTAATTAGATTATTTATACCATGTAAGGTTGACATAAGTTATTTGTTTTGATAGAGTGTGTATAAGGCGTAATATAGGGATTGAAATATGGCCGACGATATTGGGCAAGATGCTAATATATTTCCAGAGGGCATTCCTCTATTTGTAGATACATTCTTAGAGCATGATGCAGAGGGTGTATTACAGCATGAGACTACTCTTTCAATAGAAGGGGAAGATGATGTAGTTGTCTCTAAAGGATTCTACGAGATTATAGATGATGTAAAAGAAGAACACATAGATAATCAAGATTATAAGTCGCTATATGACTTAGCAGCGGATTTAACTAGAGAAGCTGAGAGGTTACGGGAAGAAGCGGATAGAATAGAGAACAGTACTAGAAGCGTAGCTGATCTATTTAACGCTAATGTCTCAACCTGACTTATTTGGATGGGCTGAACTACCTGTTGAGAAGGTAGATTCTAAGGTTTGTATTAAGTGCAAAGAAGACAAACCCCTATCCGCATACTCTAATAGCTCTGGGGCTAAATATAAGCGTCCTGAGTGTAAGGAGTGCAACAGGGAGCTTACTAAGATAAGAGATGGCCTTAGAGCTACCTACGGTATGCCTGACGAGGGCTACAGGTGTCCTATCTGTAGGAGAGGGGCTGAAGAGGTAAAAGGCAAGGGAGGGAAGAACAACGGCCCTTGGGTTTTAGATCACTGCCATAAGACTAATGAATTTAGAGGATGGCTTTGTCACAACTGCAACAGAGGGCTTGGGGCTTTTGAGGATGACCTTATGAGAATACTCAAGGCTGCAGTATATGTAGAGAATGCATAACGGGTATGGTTGGTCCTTACTACCTAGTTATGTAGCTCCTTGGTATAATGCTTATAGTGTTTATCAAGGAGCATTATAATGTTAAGACGATTACTACATAGATGGGAAGAATACCAGAAGCGAAGAGTAGCCTACTGGCAACTACAGAATTTAACTGATCAAGAACTAAATGATATTGGCATAAACCGTGGGGATATATATAGGGTGACCTACAAATCCCCTACTAGGTGAAGGCAGTAGCTTACCTAATTATTTTAGTATTAATTCTTGATTTGGGAGATGGCGGCAGAGGGCTTAGAGTAAATTACTATAAGTATACTACTCCCCATACTAGGGGGACTTAGAGGATATACTATATAGTAGCCCTCTCAACCGACAATTCATTATACCACTAGAACGCGAGTTCGTCAATATAAAATACACTTAATTAGGTGATTGCCTTATCCTTAAACATCTGGTATAATGTATGGGTAGGCTTTTACAGGAAGTTCTATGTCCCTTAATTTATACTATATCAGAGCCGCAATAGAAGCTCGAACAGGACAGAGGTTGTCCTTTGATAAAATAAAGCAGTACCTTGTAGAAGAACAGTTAATTACTGAGCAAGAGATAAAAGCTAACCCTATGGCGCATGAGTTTGCAGGGTATGGCAGATACTACTTCTACACCCCTGAAACCAAGAACGACTTTACTGTCGCTGTACCCAATGACCCTAAGTCTTATTTAAATAGAGATGCTAGGGAATACTTTGTAGAGGAAGAATTTGATGAAATCTAAAATGGCAAACTGTGGAGCCAGTGTACCACCTGCAAATATGTATGGTGGAGGAATGGCTATGAAGAAAAAGAAGAAGAAGTCTATGTCTTACAACATGGGCGGTATGCCTATGAAGACGAAGAAGAAAGAAAACATGGGCATGGCGCGTGGAAACATGGGCATCAAGAACAAGTAGTTCTTATTGTCACCAACTAAGACCAAGGACTGATAAATGTTAGCGGAACTAGCTGCCTGTTCAGCGGCATACAGCACTATCAAGAAGGCTATACAGCAGGGCAGGGAGCTAGTGGATGTAGGTAAATCCATTGGAACCTTTGTCTCTGCAGAAGAAGATCTAAAGGCAAAAGTTGAGAAGAAGAAGAACAGCGTATTTACTAAGGTCTTAGGTAAGGCAGGAGATGACTTCGAAGAGTTTCTTGCATTAGATAAACTAAAGGAACAAAAGCGTGAGTTAGAGTCTCATATGAGATTATATGCAAGACCCGGAATGTATGATGATTGGGTGGCTTATCAGGCTCAGATGAGGAGACAGCGCAAGGAAGCCCTTAGAATAAAGCAGAAGGAAGCAGAAGAACTTAGAGAGATGCTAACTTGGATTTTCATTGTTGTAGTTATCTGGGGCGGTATTTGTGGTGTTGCATATTGGTGGTTTTTTAGTTAATGTGGTTTCTAGTTTGGTTACAGTTCATGCATGGTGAGTTTGAATATTATCATATTGCTACATATGGATCTAAAGAAATATGTCAGGCAGAATTACTTAAATCCAAAGTTCTTATTACAAACTCAGCCAGTTCAGTAGAATGTTTTGAGGTAGATCGCGGTGGCAACTAGAATAAACAAAGCTAAGATGGCCTGTAACAAACCCCGTAGAACTTCGGGTGGGTCCAAGAAGTTTGTGGTCAAGGCCTGTAAGAATGGCAAAGAGAAGATAATTCGCTTCGGGGACCCAAATATGAAAATTAAGAAGAGCAATCCTAAGAGGCGTAAGTCTTTCAGAGCTAGGCACAAGTGTGACACAGCCAAGGATAAATTTACAGCAAGATATTGGTCCTGCAAGAAGTGGTGATATAATGGGAAAAGAACAAAAGCATTATAAAAGAGATGGCACACTCTATACAGGTGGCACTCACAAGATGTCTAACGGAACTCTGCATACAGGTAAGAACCACACAGCAAACAGCCAGAAGTTGTTTCACATGAAAGACCTTAGTCAAAAAGCCCAAAAGAAAGCAAAATCAAAGATGAGTGCTTATGTTGGTGGCATGGCTATGAAGAAAAAGAAGAAGACCTAGTATGGCTGCTAGAGTTAAGAAGAAGTCTACCCCTAAGAAGAAGGCTACTAAGAAGGATGCCTGTTACCATAAAGTAAAGAGGGCGTACACCAAGAATGGTGGAACGTGGCCTTCAGCGTATGGTTCAGGGGCCTTAGTAAAATGTAGGAAAGTAGGGGCTAAGAATTGGGGCAAGAAGAGTAGGGCAACTTAATATGGGCAGATTAACTAAGAAGCAGCAAAAGATTGCAAAGGCTGCTCCTCCTAAAAACAAGATAACTGGTGCAGACTTTTCAAAGCTAAGAAAGCGCAAAACTAATGGCGGCAAGAAAAAAGTCTAACAGCTTAAAGACTTGGTTTTCACAGAATAACGGCAAGGGGTGGGTGGACTGCAAGACAGGAAAACCCTGTGGACGTAAATCTAGAACTAAGAGTAAAAGGGGCTACCCTGCCTGTAGGCCTACGATGGCTCAGTGTAAGACTGCTAAAGCTAAGACAGCCGCAAAGAAGAAGACTTCTAAGAAGAGAGTAAATTGGAAAAAGTAGTTAAAAGCTACCAAGTCATACAAAAAGATAATGGAAAATATGTAGTGTATGATAGTGAAGGTAAAGTAGTGATAGTGACCACCTCAAAGAGTATTTGCAAGAAACTTGCGGAGGATAAATAAATGATCTTTGGAGTGTTAATGGCTTGTATGAACCCTGTGGATGCATCTTCTTGCACAGTGGTTTTTTATGACCAACAACAATTTACAACTATGCAGGAATGTCAGGCCCAGATGAATGACTTTGCCAGATATGCTGCTACAAACTATAGACTAATTACTAGGCCTTACTGTTTTGAGGCTCCCGACCACTCAGTATAAGGACCACGACCATGACCGAAGACCGACTAAATCGTATTGAGAAGCATCTAGATAAAATGTCTGCCGCTATGGTTGACATGGCCCGTATGGAAGAGCGTATGGTTACTGCGTTTAAACGTATGGATAATATAGTTGAATATCAAAAGAAAGCAGATGACCGACTTGATGAGATGGAAAAACAGGCCATAGCCAGAGGACAGAAGATAGCTTTTGCAGAACGTATATTCTGGATGGTTTGTACTGGGGCAGTCGGTCTTGCATTTGTTTATTTAAGGTAGTAAAATGGACGATAAGAAAGAATTAACAGAGAAACAGGCTTTATTTCTAGAACTTCTTATGGCCCCTGAGATACGGGGAGATATAAGACGCGCCATGAGAGAAGCAGGTTATGCCGACACCACCAGTATTAATTCAGTGGTAGGGCCTCTACAAAAGGAAATCAATGAGAAGGCATCTATGTTACTAGCCATGAACGCCCCACGAGCCGCTTGGGGAATGGTAGATGTTTTAAATGACCCTGCAGCAATGGGAGCCAGAAACTCTATAGCAGCAGCTTCTCAGATACTAGACCGCACTGGGTTGATTAAGAAAGAACAAATTGAAGTAAACAATACAGGCGGTGCGATGTTTATACTCCCACCGAAAAACGACAGTGACAATCTGGTTGAACAAGACGAGGCCTAACAAAACTGCTAAGATACCTTATGCTTATAAGGCTTCAGAAGATGATCCACTAGTACTGGTTCCCGATGAAGAAAAGGCAGTGTTTGTTGAAGAGGCGCTAGACTATCTGGAACAGGGACATTCCTCCAGAAAAGCTGCAGCGTGGTTGGCTTCTAAGACAGGTGATAAAATAAGTCACCAAGGATTGATACATATATGGCGTGACCGTAGAGGTAAGGAGTCAGACAACCCCTCAAAAGTTTTGGCGCAGAGAGACAAAGACAACCGCAAACGTAAGCCTAAGACTTCTAAAGATAAGAAGATGGCTGCAGCCAAACGTAAGCAGACAGATGCAAAGCGTAGGCTTACAATGGCTAAGAAGAAGCTAGATGAGCTTACGCCCAAAGAAGAGACTGTTACTGAAAGTTTAGATTTTTCAGTAATCAAGTCAAAGCAACAAGAACAAGAGGTAGTATTTTCTCCCAATGCAGGGCCGCAGACAGAGTTCCTTGCAGCGTCAGAAAGAGAAGTACTATATGGTGGAGCCGCAGGTGGGGGCAAGAGTTACGGCCTACTTGCTGATCCTATGCGTTATTTTGATAATCCTAATTTTAATGGGCTTATTCTTAGACGGACTAACGATGAACTTAGGGAGCTAATATTTAAATCTCAGGGATTATACCCAAGAGCATTTAAGGGCGCTAAGTGGCAGGAGAAGAAGTCTCAGTGGACATTTCCCAGTGGGGCTAAACTATGGCTTACCTATCTAGAGCGTGACCAAGACGTACTACGTTATCAAGGTCAGTCATTTAGTTATATAGCTGTAGATGAGTTGACTCAATATGCCACTAGCTTTGCGTGGAATTACCTTCGCTCACGGCTTCGTACTACAGATTCTACGTTACCTATATATATGAGGGCTACTACTAACCCCGGAGGTATAGGACATGGATGGGTAAAAAGAACCTTTATTGATCCTGCCCCCTCTAACAGAAAGTTTATAGCCACCAACATAGAAACGGGAGAAGAGTTAGTATACCCAGAAGGACACGCCAAGGAAGGAGAGCCACTATTTTACCGTAGGTTTATACCTGCTAGTTTGCAGGATAATCCATACCTCATGGAGAGTGGTCAGTATGAGGCTAACTTGCTATCTCTACCAGAGATGCAGCGTAGGCAGTTATTAGAAGGTGATTGGGGAGTAGCAGATGGAGCAGCTTTTCCAGAGTTTAGGCAAAAAGATCACGTTGTTGAACCATATGATATTCCGACTGATTGGACCAGATTCAGGTCATGTGATTATGGCTATTCTAGTTTTAGCTCAGTTCATTGGTTTGCTATTGACCCTTCGTACGACACCTTAGTTTGTTACAGAGAACTATATGTGTCTAAACACACAGGCCGTGATTTAGCCAGAGCCGTAATGGAAGCTGAAGGCGGTGAGAAGATACAGTACGGAGTACTAGATAGCTCTTGTTGGCATCAACGAGGGCAAATTGGCCCATCTATAGCAGAGGAAATGATATCTCAGGGATGTAGGTGGAGGCCTAGTGATAGAAGTAATGGATCTAGGGCAGCAGGTAAAAACAGATTACATGAGCTTCTTAAAGTAGATGAAGTAACAGGAATAGCAGGAATACAATTTTTTAACACCTGTAGGCAAGTTATAGCAGATTTACCTATAATTCCTTCGGACCCTAAAGGTGGAGATGACATTGACGCTAGAACTTCTCAACAGAGGCATACATACGACTCAATTCGGTATGCAGCAATGAGCCGACCAAAGGCATTTTCTCCCTTTGATATGGGCAACGGCATACCTCAACAAAGTTGGCAACCTGCCGACCCAATTTTTGGATACTAAATATGGCATTAATGGACAAACCTTTACCTGAAGACGCAATAGACACTAGTTTAGCTATGTCTGTAGAAGAAGATGGTAACGCAGAAGAGCAAAATATTGAGCTTTCTAACACAGTTGCCTACATAAAAAGTCAATATGAACGAGCAAAAGACGCTAGGTTGTCTGATGAAGATCGTTGGCTAGATGCATATAGAAATTATAGGGGGGTTTATAGCTCTGAAGTACAATTTACAGAGACTGAGAAGTCAAAGGCATTTATCAAAGTAACTAAGACTAAAGTTTTAGCCGCATATGCTCAAGTTGTAGACGTATTGTTTGCAGGATCAAAGTTTCCTATTGGAATTGAGGCTAGGAAGTTTCCAAATAACGTAGAAGACACGGTATCTTACAACCCAAACAGGCTTACTGAGAAAAAAGTTAAAGACCAGACTAATCTAGACTACAAAATTCCTCTAAATATAAGCAGACCCGACATTGCTAAAGATTTAGGAGTGTATGAAGATAAGTTAACTCCTATTGCAGACGAATTAGAGGTAGATACTTCTAACATTCAAGGCTCAATGGTATTTGAACCTGCCAAGGTAGCTGCACAGCGCATGGAAAAGCTGATGCACGACCAATTGGACGAGTCAGAAGCCCCTAAACACCTAAGATCGGTAGCATTTGAGACTTGCCTCTTTGGTACAGGGGTAATGAAAGGGCCATTTGCACAATCTAAAGAATATCCCCGTTGGAATGAAGACGGTGAGTATGATCCTATAATGGAAACTATTCCAAAGATGGAATATGTGTCTATATGGGACTTTTACCCAGATCCTGATGCCAGAAATATGTCTGAAGCTGAGTTTACTATTCAACGCCACAGGCTTAATCGCTCACAGCTACGAAACCTTAAAAAACGTCCACACTTCAGAGAGGATTCTATAGAATTAGCTATTGAGTATGGGGCTGACTACTACCGTAGCTACTGGGAAGATGCACTAGAAGAAGACAGCGTATCTGAACAGATGGATCGCTTTGAAGTCTTAGAATACTGGGGAGTTCTTGATAACGAATTAGCTGAAGAAGCTGACCTAGAGTTACCAGATGAATTAGCAGAACAAGATCAAGTACAAGTAAACATATGGGTGTGTAATGGACAGATACTGAGACTAGTATTAAATCCGTTTACTCCTAGCCGTATTCCATATCTATCAGTCCCATACGAACTAAATCCTTACTCATTCTTTGGCATAGGTGTTGCCGAAAATATGACTGATACGCAGTTATTGATGAATGGCTTTATGCGAATGGCTGTAGATAATGGGGCCTTATCTGGTAACTTACTTATCGAAGTAGATGAAACTAACTTAGTACCCGGTCAAGATCTACAGGTATATCCGGGCAAAGTCTTTAGGAGACAGGCAGGAGCCCCCGGACAAGCTATCTTTGGAACCAAGTTTCCGAACGTAAGCCAAGAGCTTTTGATGATGTTTGATAAGTCTAGGCAGTTAGCTGATGAGGCTACTGGTATACCTAGCTACTCACATGGTTCAGGGGCCGTAGGTGGGGTAGGACGAACTGCTTCAGGTATGTCTATGCTCATGGGGGCTGCAGCGCAAAACATTAAAGCCGTAGTTAGAAACATTGATGACTACCTGCTAGGTCCTCTAGGCAAAAGTCTATTTGCATTCAATATGCAGTTTAACTTTGATAAAGAATTTACTGGAGACTTGGACGTAAAGGCCAGAGGCACAGAAAGTCTGATGCGAAACGAAGTTCGTAGTCAACGCCTACTACAGTTTATGCAAATGACTGCTAATCCACAGATGGCTCCATTTGTTAAGTATGACTTCATCTTACGAGAACTGGCTTCCAGTATGGACCTAGATGAAGACAAGATACTTAATGATCCACGGGAAGCCGCAATACAACAGAAGATGATGGCAGAGATACAGGCTATGATGCCTCAACAACCACAGCCGCCTACTCCCCCCGTTCCTGAAGGCGCAGGTACACCACAAGCCCCTACACCTGATACTCAAGGATTTACGGGAACAGGTGGTGGAGCCAATGGTGGTAACGCCCCACAGCCAGATCAACCCCCACCCACAGCTAATGAGGTAATCCAATGACGTACTGCAAATCGTGTAAGACAAAAATGAAATGCAAGAAGGCAGATAAGTGTCACAACAAAAAGTAATGGGCAAAGAATTTTATAGGTCTTTGTTGCCCCTAGTAAATGACAAAGATTACTTTGATATCCTAGTAGAGTATGCAGACCAGAGGATTGAGGTTTTGCGTACTTTATTAGAAACCTCTAAAGACCCTAGTCGCATCCTAGAAATACAAGGCTCTATAACAGAGCTTCGCAGGATAGCTACTCTTAGACATGAAACTCTTAAAGGTGCAGAATGAAATTTACTGACCTTCTACAACAATCTGATGCCCCCGTTCAGGATGATACTATTATGGGAGGTACTGCCGAAGATTGGCAGAAGGAAGCCGAAAAATATATAGAAGATTTTGGCGCACCCTCTGAGATTACTTGGAAAGATGTAGGTAACGTAGTTGCAGACTTTACCCCCATCATTGGTGATATTAAAGGTGGATATGAGACAGTACAGTTTATTGGAGATGAGCTAGATAAAGAAAATCCTAATTACTACCTAATTGGAGCCTTGGGTGGGCTAGGAGCAGTAGCTACTATTGTTGGATTAGTTCCGGGGGCAGGTGACATTGCACAGAAGGCTATTATGTCTGGGGCTAGGATGGCTGCAGATAGAGCCAACAAACTTGTAGACGCTCTTCCAGAGTATGATCCTAATACAGTGGGTTCTAACCTTGGTAATGTATTTACAGGTAAGGCAACTAAAGAAGAATTAGACCCTGTACGTCTGACGGGTAGTTCTAAAGGGTTCTATAAAAATAAAGCTCCCAATTATGTTCCTGATATTGATGTACAGTCTACTGATCAGGGATTACTAATGCCTAAGAAGGCTTTAAAAATTGAAGATTTAAAAGGTTCTAAACTTATACCTCTTTTAGCTGACAGAACAGATGCAGGTAAAGTTCTTACAGGGCTTAGAGGTGGGGCAAGAGATTATGATTTTGAGGTTCCCATAGACCTTGAAGGTGGTAGAGGATTTATGAGAAATCCTTATACTGGAGCTTTTGCTTCTATGGAAAGTGTTATGAAGTCTCAAGCAAAAGAAGCGGCTGAGATAGGTAGAGAAGGATTTGACGCAAAAGCTATCTATATGTCTATGAGTCCTGAAGGCGGTGACTTTAGTACGATGATGAGTGACGTTGTTATTGAGATGATGAAGCAGTCCCCCATCAAGAAGAAAGATATGAACCAATTAACTAAGTGGGTAAAAACAAATGTAGACCCTAACTTTATTGGATTTGATAATTTAGATGATGCTAAAAAATATTTAAAAGAAAATGTTGTAGGTACAAGAAGACAGCTTATTTGGAAAGAATTAGACAAGGGGGACTATGTTGATAAAGGGTTCCCAACAATGGGGGATGCCAGAGTAGCTATAAGTGATCCTGAGTTATTAATAAGTCCAAACCTTCAGGGAACTTCAGTAGCTAATTTTGATACTTCAGGAAAATTAATCACAGGCCCAGTACAACGACATAGTACATATGATTCTCAAATAGGACCTACGGGGGCTGCAGGGTACGCAGGAGAGTTAGAAGCCGTTCCTTATGAAATATTAATGAGGGATTTCTTTGAATCTCGCAGAGCTAATAACATACCTTCCTCTGGGGATCAGAGGTCATTAACAATGTCTAATATTTCTTCCGAAGTAGATGATCAAATGATTGAGGAAGTTAATCAATATATTAATTTAATAGAACAAGCCGAAAAAGATTTATACATAGACAATATTTCTAAGACACGACAAGACCGAAAGATTTATAAATTTGGTGATAATGGGGGACCACCTCTAAATGATCCACCTCTGACTAATCAAATGGATGCTGCTTTTGCAGATGAATTAGAAATAGGCACAAGTCAATTTAATGTAGAAAATCCAGATGTTGTATTAAAAAATCATACTTTAGATGATTTAGAGGCAATTGATTTAAGTAGAAGTACTGCAGGAGGTCCTAAAAAGAATGTTAAAATAGGAGCCATAGTAAAAGAAGGTGAAGAAAAATCTATCAGGTTGAATTTAAGCTCAAAAATAGACCCAGATGGCCCCCCTGCACCATTTAATAGATTACAGACTGTCCATCCTATTAGATCAAACGGAACTCCTAATTATAGTGAGGCTGAGTCGTATTTACCTGCAGTTACAGTTACAGATGGCACATTTCATGTAGACCAAGGCAAAAGAAGAGCTATAGCTGAAGATGGTAAAAAAGTACCTGCTATGTCTGTGCAAGGTAATTTTACCTCTCAAAGAAATGTTCTTAATGAAATGGATGATACGGTTGTTGAAGTAGGTATTAATCCTTTTGATAAACATCTTTTTATTGATATGAGAACAGGACAGGCAGTTAAAGGATTTGATATTGCCACAGTCTACAGAGATAGAGTTTATGCCAAAGGGGTAACCTACTGGAAAAAATCAGAAGCCCCTAAACCTTTACCTGCAAAAGGTGATGCAGAAATTGTAAATCAAGTAAGATATAAATTTAACAAGGGCGGTCTAGTAACGGGCCTAATGTCCCCAGAGGAGATATAATGGAACAAATGAAACCCAGACCAAGACCAGAAGAAGAAATGGACATATCTCCTCAAGCAGAGGCAGGAGATCAATTCTTTGTGCAAAAGGCTGAGAGAGACAGAGAGCTACTAGAACAATACCCATTAAAACCAAGGCCAAGGCCAAGAAACCCAGTAGAAAGTAATCCAGATGAAGCAATTTTAGCTTTAGACCCAATTATGTCGAGAGAAAAACAAAGAGAGCCAGAAGAGCAACGAACTGATGTAGTAACAGAACAGTATGAAGTTGATGGCAGTTCTGTAGAAATACCTGTGCTTATATTTAAAAGTGGCGAAAAGATTGCTTTTGGAAAAGTCCTTCAGAATATAGTTGAAAGAGGAGGATCAGAAGTAACTAATCCTTTAGGCGTTGATCGTATTCAAAAAAATATGGAGGATTTGTCTAACCAAGTAACAAATTTTATTAGACAAAATAACCCTACCAGACAAGAGTTTGAAACTTATTGGTATAACCCACGGGTAAATACAGGGGGATTTCTAACCAAAGATGATGGCATGAAAGGTCGCTCAGAAGAAGACAAAGAGATTGCAGATGAGGTAGAACAGGTAGACGTTTCTGAGGCAGACAAGGATGAAGATGGTTTTGTGTCCCCCTCAGAGCGCGAAGTACAACTGGCGTTGCAAAAGAATGAATTAGTTGATGAGGAAGAGCTAGAGAGAATGAAACCAGTAGAAGCATACCACGGGGGAATGATGAGTTCCTGTGACTGTGGTGGAGACTGTGGTTGCGGAATGGATGATCCAATGGTATCTGGCTATGATGAAGTATCTGGTAATCCAATTCCAATTGGCTCCTCTGCAGAAAATGTGCGTGACGATATTCCTGCTAATCTTAGTGAAGATGAATATGTACTTCCTGCCCATGTAGTTAAGTGGCATGGACTAAGACATATTATGGATTTGCAAAATGAAGCAGAGATGGGGCTCATGTCTATGGAAATGAGTGGGCTTATCCATGAAGTATACGAAGAAGAACCCGATAGCGAAGGCGTTGAGGACTCCGAAGTTCAGGCCACAGATGATACCGAACAAGAAGAAGCCGAAGAGGAAGACGAAACACCCCAAGAAATTCCATCAGACATGATGGATGTAGAGGTCGCAGCCGTAGAGGTTGATGACCATTTAGATGACGAGGAAGATGAAACACTCTATCCAATGTCAAAATCCCTCCCTGCAATTATGAAGAAACAAAAAATAGTTTTTGCAGTTTAACAAAATGGATACCCGACTTGTCGGACCCATAAGGAGCAATTATGCAGAAGAAGCAAAAGTACAGCCGTATGCCTGAAGACGATAATGAGTTGACCTACTCTCAGGAAATGGCTTCACAACAATCAGAACCAACTGAGGTATTAGATGCTGAAGAAGAAAGTTATAAAAAACGCTATACTGACATTCAGCGACATATTCAAGAAGTTCGCAATCAAAAGGATCAAGAAGTTGCCGCTATTAAACAACAACTCGATGCAGCGACTAGGAAACAAATTAAGTTCCCTAAAACTGATCAAGAGGTTGAACAGTGGAGTAAGAAATACCCTGATGTTGCCAAAATCGTTGATACTATTGCTCAGAAACGCGCTAATGAAGCCTTACGTCTTGGTGAAGAGCGCCTTGCTAAAGTTGAACGGTTTGAGAAAAAAGTAAATAGGCAATCTGCAGAACAGCTTCTTTCTCAAAGACACCCAGACTTTATGGAAATAAAAAAAGATCCTAAGTTCCATGAGTGGGTGGCTCTTCAACATAGTACTATTCAAGACTCTGTGTACAAGAACAATACGGATGCTTCATGGGCGTCTAGTACAATCGATCTCTACAAAGCCCAGACGGGCAAAAGAAAGAAATCTAACGGTGCAGCACAGTCTGTAGGAAGGACTTCTAGTACTACTCCTTCTTCAGGACAGGGGATGAAATTTTCCGAAAGTCTTGTACAGGCAATGTCTGACCGTGAATACGCAGCAAACGAAGAAGCCATAGAAGAAGCAATTCGGACAGGTAAGTTTGCTTATGACATATCAGGGGCTGCTAGGTAAGTGATTTAGGGGGTTGACTAATAGTCAATCTGCCTGTATCCTTCGGATGCGACCTTGGGGGAGCATATATAGTAATTAACTATTGTATAATACTCCCCCCTATGTTATAATGTAGTTGTAATATGATTTGCAGGACACCACTATGTAGTGGTATACCCTGCCCCTTCCAGATAAATATAACAAAGTATACCAGATCAAAGAGGACCACAAAGTTTAGTGATACCCTTAAGTAGTCTGCCACTGAGTTAGTCTTATCTGATCTAGCTACCTCTTCTTATAAAGGAATAGAGGAGGTGTACTAAAAAGCCATTTCATATAGGAGAACAAACAATGGCATTCGCAAAAGCATCAGGTTATACCAACCTTAATTCGGGTAACTTTTCCCCGGTAATATACTCGAAAAAAGTACAAAAGGCGTTTCGAACAGCTTCTGTTGTAGACGCAGTAACTAACACAGATTATTCCGGGGAGATAGCTAACTTCGGAGACTCTGTTAAAATAATTAAAGAACCAGATATCACAATCACAACATATGAGCGTGGTACACAACTAGCAACACAAGATTTGACAGACGCTGACTTTACTATGGTCGTTAATCAAGCAAATTATTTTCAGTTTGCTATTGACGATATTGAAGAGGCCCACGCCCATGTGAGCTTCGGTGATTTAGCCAGTGATCGTGCAGGTTTTAAATTGCGTGATACATTTGACTCAGATGTGCTACATCACATGGCAGGTTTCACTGCAGCAGGTGCAAGACGTACTGCACTTGAAACAGGAAGCACCAAAGCAGACAGCGGAGCAGATAATGATGAATTGCTACCTGCTAACAAATTAGATATCACTGATTTTGGTGGCTCTGATATTGGTGGTGCATCAGAAATCACATCTATTCCAATCGCTGCAGGTGGCGGTGCAGGTGGTATTACTTCACCACTAGCAATCCTAAACCGTATTGCACGACAAATGGATCAGGCTGCAGTAGACACCGACTCAAGATGGTGCGTAGTTGACCCAGTGTTCGCAGAAATCTTGATGGACGAAGATTCAAAATTAATTAATTCTGACTTCGGTGGTGGAGATGAGCTACGAAACGGACGTATGCCCGGACAACTTCGTGGGTTCACAATCTACAAATCCAACAACCTACCTTCACTAGGTACAGGTGCAGGAACTGCAGCAGCAGCAGGTTCAGAAGCTAACATGAGTTTCCTAGTAGCAGGACATTCATCTGCAGTAGCAACAGCGGAGCAAATCGCTAAAACCGAAACTTTCCGTTCGCCTACAACATTTGCAGATATTGTCCGGGGAATGCAGTTATATGGGCGCAAGATTCTTCGTCCAGAAGCTCTATTCACAGCCGCTTACAACTTAGCGTAAGTTATACAGTATCATGGGGGGCAGGTCAACTCTTGCCCCTCAACTAAATGTATTTAGGAATTTTGTATGCCCTCTACCTACATAGACCTATCAAATAAAACTTTGCGAAGGCTGAATGAGGTAGAGATACCTGTTTCGGACTTTCCTAATGTGCGAGGGGTACAGGCATTAGTTAAGGATGCCGTAAAAGCAGCCATAGCAAAAATTAATCAGGCAGAATTTGAGTGGCCTTTTAATGCTGCAGAATTTACACAAACTCTTGTAGCAGGTCAGTCAGAGTATTCTTGGCCTACGGCATTTAAAAAAGCTGATTGGAATACTTTTCAGATTATAAAAAATGAATCTCTTAACACGGGATTTAGTACTTTAAAATACATGGACAGAGATGAGTGGTATGCCACTAGGAGAGATGCTGACTATGAAGCAGGTAATGCAGGAGTAGGCGTACCAGAATATGTGTTTGCCTCTCATGGCACAGGGTTTGGGGTAACCCCATCTCCCAATGCAGCGTTTCAAGTAAGATTTAGATATTTTCTTAACTACACAGATTTATCTATAGCTACTGATGTAACCAGAATACCAGAAAGCTTTGATACTGTTGTAGTAGATGGCGCACTTTATCATATGTATATGTTTAAAGATAATGCGGAGTCGGCACAACTTGCTTTTCAAGCATTTATGAGTGGCCTAAAAGATTTACAAACCTTATTTATAAATAACTATGAGTATGTACGGGATAGCAGGGTAAGGTTCTAATGGCAGACCAGATACAGTCATACAAACTAGTATGTTCTGGTGGCCTTAATAGTAATGAGAACCACTTAGAACTATCAGATAAGTTTTCAGGATCTGCTACTAGACTTGTTAACTATGAGCCTTCCCTTTATGGGGGGTATAGAAGGTTAGAGGGATATGAACTACTAGGTGGAATTGATTCTACTGTAGGCGGCTCAAGTGGAGAAGGCAAAGTACTAGGGGTATTTGTTTATCAAAACGAACAATATGGAAATCCTTACATTATTGCCGCAAGAAAAGATGCAGGGGCAAATACTTACTCCTACTATAAATTTTTAGACAATGTAGGGTGGCAGGTATTTGCTACAGGACTTACCCTAAGTCACACAGTAAGCAGCAGGTCTGTAGAAAAAGTAAGAGGGATAGGATTCTCGTTAGACAGCGTAAATTATATGGCGTTTGCTGATGGGGTAAATAACGGAATATTATTTGATGGTTTAAACTGGACTTTTGTAAGTCCCTCTAATACAGGACAATCGTTTGCTCAAGCAGGTGGGGCGCAGGTTGTAGCAGCCCCAAGTCTAGTAGACTTCTTTAACAACTCTCTATGGTTTGCAGGAGATAGCGCATTTCCTACTAAGATATCGGTTAGTGCAAAAGGAGGTGGAGGTAACATACTTGATTTCGCTACCACTAGTCCAAGCCAAAAAAACTTAGCCCAACAGTTTGAGGCCCCGTTTAAAGTAGTCCAGATAAAGCCTTTTAGGAATGATTTATTTATATTTGGAGCTAACGCTATACAGAAAGCTTTTCAAGGAGAGTTTTTATACGACACCGAAGATGTAACTAAAAACGTAGGATGTATAGCAAGAGACAGCGTAGTCGAGATTGGTGGAGATTTATTATTTCTTGCACCAGATGGGTTTAGACCAGTAGCAGGAACCTCTAGAATTGGAGATGTTGAGTTAGAGTCTGTAAGTAAACCAATACAGGTTTTACTTAAAACTCTTATAGAGAGACAAACCTCAGATAACATTAGTTCTTGTGTAGTTCGTAGCAAATCTCAAGTACGGTTTTTTGTTGGAGATTCTACTATAGATGTTCAAAACTCCTTTGGTATTATTGGAGGCTTATATGATAAAGATGGTTCAATTAAATGGTCTTATGGAGAACTTCTTGGGATTAGAGCCTCTTGTTCTACCAGTGAATATATAAATACCATAGAACACGTTTTGCATGGGGACTTTGACGGCAAAGTTTATAGACAGGAAAGAGGAACTAGCTTTAATGGTTCTAATATTCTTAGTGTGTACGAAACTCCGTTTTTAGACTTTGGTGATACAGAACAAAGAAAAGTAATTAGAAAGCTAAATACTTTTGTTAGGGCAGAAGGCCCTGTAGAATTATTTTTAACTCTTTCCTATGATTGGGGAGATAACGCAACCTTGACTCCATCTACTTACTCACAAGAAAGCGAAGGCGGTCAGGTAAAGTATGCAGGTCTTAATATAGACTACGGTGCAGCCAATGTTTTATATGGTGGTAACTCTAAACCTATTATGACCACAGACGTACAAGGAAGTGGGTTTGCAGTGAGTGCAACTTTTGTAACAATAGGACAATCAGAACCTTTCTCTATTCAAGGATTGGTTTATGAATTTAGTACTGCAGGGAGAAGATAATGACAGGTTATACAAGAAAATCCATAGCCAGTATTATCAATGGTAGTAATATTACTGCCCCTCCACTAAATGCAGAATTTGATCAACTACTAGCAGCTTTTGATGCCGCTACTGGACATAGCCATGATGGTACGTCTGCAGGGGCAGCACCTAAAATAAATCTAGCTACCTCTGTTTCTGGATTACTTCCTGCAGTTAATGGTGGATCTGGGGGCTCTAACAAATTAGATGCCACAGCAAATCCAACTATAGCAAATGATAACAGTCAAAACTATGCTGTAGGATCTATCTGGATAAATGTAAGTACCGATAAGATATTTATATGTGTAAATAGTACAAGCAATGCCGCACAGTGGAGACAAATAGTAGCCAATGATGGCTTAAAGATTGTTCCTGAAACCACAAACACAGTAGACATTGGCTCCTCTAGTTTAAATTACAAAGACCTATATCTAGCAGGTAACGCCTTCGTTAGTGGCAATCTTGGAGTAACAGGGATTGGTGCTTTCTCAATTATCGACTCCGCAAACTCTACTCTAGACGTAGTCACTGTAGGCGGTGCTGCAGGTAACAAGGGAACTATAAATGGTGTAGTAATTGGATCTACAAATCCAACGGCTATATCGGGTACTCAGATTACGGCTAACTCAGGTTTTGTAGGATCAGTTACTGGAGATGTAACAGGTAACGTAACCTCTTCTGGAACTTCTGGCTTTAATAATATCACTGCCTCTGGAACGATTACTGGTAACGTAACTGGTGATGTAACAGGCAATATAACTGCAGCCTCTGGAACTAGCCAATTCAATAATGTGACCGTCACTGGCACACTGAATATGGACGCAGGAACTACTGGTACTATTCAGAATTTATCTGCACCTGTAAATCCAAATGATGCCGCCCGAAAAACGGATGTAGATACAGCCGTAGCTAACTTAGTGGATACTGCCCCTGCAGCATTAGACACCCTGAATGAACTTGCTGCAGCCATCAACGATGATGCAAATTTCTCAACTACAATCACTAACAGTATAGCTGCAAAATTACCCAAAGCAGGTGGCACAATGTCTGGTGCTATCAACATGGGTAGCCAGAAGATTACTAATGCAGGTGATCCAACAAATGTCCAAGACCTTTCGACAAAAAATTATACCGATACGCAGGACAACTTAAAGGTTTCTAAAAGTGGCGATGGCATGTCTGGCCCACTTGCAATGGGTACTAACAAGATCGTTAACTTGGGTACGCCAACTGCAGCAACTGATGCAAGTTCGAAAGGCTATGTGGACGGCATTCTAGGCTCTGCTACAGCGGCATCTGCTTCAGCAGCGGCTGCAGCTACAAGTGAAGCCAACGCAGCCAACTCTGAGTCCAATGCGGCTACGTCTGCTACCCTAGCTCAAGATTGGGCTATTAAGACTAGCGGCACAGTCGATGGCACAAATTTCTCAGCTAAATATTGGGCCACTCAAGCAGACGTAGGAACCGTAGCTACTAACATATCAGACATTAACGCAGTAGCAGGTCAGATAAGTCCTACTAACAATATTAGTACTCTCGCAGGGGTGTCGGCTGCAATTACAACAGTCGCTACTAACATCAATAATTTTCAGGATTTTGCTGATACATACTTTGTTGGTAACAACGCTCCAAGTGGATCAAACTTAGGATTAGGTGATCTTTGGTTTGATACTGCTAACAACGTAATGAAAGTTTACGGTTCTGGTGGATTTCAGAGCGCAGGTAGCTCAGTAAACGGTACGGCTGAACGCAAGGAATATACTGTTGGAACTAACTCAGGCAGCTACACTAGTGGCTCACTGACTACGTTCCCTGCAACATATGACCCAACTTTTTGTGACGTCTATTTAAACGGAATAAAATTAGCACCTTCAGATTTCACCGCCACAGATGGAGCCAATGTGGTCTTGGCCTCTGGTGCGGCTACAGGGGATTCAATTTCGATTGTCTCCTTCGGAACCTTCAGCTTGGCAGACCACTACAACAAAACTCAAGTCGATGCTTTCATCGATGACGTAGAAACTCTAGCATTGGCAGGAATTTAAAATGGCAATTAATACAACTACAGTTGAAACAAATTTAACTACTAAACTAAACGCTACAACTGGCACAACAGATGCCAAAGAGTTCTTGCTACTAGGCAAGGCAGTTGAAGCATTACAACCATCAGTAACAGTCTCCAGTGTGCAGACTGAGGGAACTACTCAGGTAGGTCTGGTCAATACAGCAGGAACCACTCAGGTAGCAGCCGTTCAAGCGGCAGGGTCTGGGTATGCTCCACTAGCAGGGGCTACCTTCACTGGCGCAATAGATATGGGTTCAAACAATATTACCACCACTGGTAAAATCTTGTACTCAAATGTTTACTCTGCGCTTGGTGATCTTCCATCAGCGTCCACCTATCATGGGATGTTTGCTCATGTGCATGGCACTGGCAAAGGGTACTACGCACATGGTGGTAACTGGATACCTCTAGTTAATGAGGACACTTCTGGAAACGTCACCATTGGTGGAAACCTTACAGTCTCAGGTACTACAACTACGGTAAACAGTACAACTCTA